CGAGCCAGAGTTCGACTCAATGTTTGTCTGACAATTGCTGGCATTATAATTTCCTATTAAAAAGTCCTAACTTATATATAGTGATTTTACGATAATTTGCCAAGAATTACTCTTGGATTTCCGTCCGAATCGTTAATTGTTATGGTATCATTGTCTAATACCATAGATGATAGATCTCCAGAAGCCTGACTAGTACTGTTCTGTACCGCACCTAAACTTATTGAATTACTTTCGATACGACCCCCGTTAATCACAGTCGATCCATTAGCACCGACCGATGTCGGATCAAGAATTGGGATACCGTCTCCACCGTTAGTTAATTCTAAGCTTCCAGCAGTGCTATTCGTGAACGACACAACACCGTTGAAACTAATCAATGACTGTACAGCACTACCTGTGTCTGTAGAAGTTGCCGCAACACCAGTGGAATCAACGAAAACGAGATCTGACCAATAGACGGTCGTGGACGGTGATACTGCAACTGTCGGGGCAGACAAAGACCAATTCGTAGTATCGTCTAAAACGACAACACCCGTTGCCCAAGTAATGGTGCCACTTGGTGCAGTAGTGCTTGTTGTACTATATGCACGGAAGGTTGAGTATCGACCTGCTGGAGTACCGTTACTTCCAACGAATGGAACATAAGTAGCAGAAAGAAGGGTATTTGGAAGATCACTGTCCTGAGTCGGTTTAGGTGCTGTCCATTCATAGAATGTAACAAACTTCTTCGTATCTAGAGTCAATGAAATCTGATTCATAGCACTTGGATTTTGCACCGAAGAATATACAGGCATCACACCTTGTGCTGGTGGTGCGTTCGGAGTCTCACCTACGAACTTGATCCATGTACCACTGATATCATTGATTGTTGGTTTAGTATCAGTCCACTCATAATACAGTACATATTCTTGTCCGGCCTGTCGGTCAAAGTTTTTATTAGTACCACTCGCATCGTCTGCGTAAACTACCAAGACACCTTCAGAAGTACCATTGTCACCGTCGGTGATATCAAAAGAGGTATCTCCGATTGTAACTGTAGTTACTCCGGTAGAAGCATTATAAGAAGTCGATACACCAGGTGGTTGTGCATTTTCACCACCAACACCGACAATCTGTGCGTCACCAAATTCAGAGGCCGCAATGATGTCTGTAGTCCCACGTGCAACGACAGATCCCTGAATGATCCAAAGATACTCACCATTCGTGATAGAAGGAGCACTCTGAGTCCATCCGTTAAAATCAGCACCGGACTCTGCAGTCAACAAACCACTAGAAAAGGTATGCTTGAAATCTCCCGACGGATCTGTTGGAGCACTTGACGCATCACTGTTTTTGTTGTATAGTTGTACAACTGCAGTATTGTATCCGTCCAGTCCCGTTCCTGACAGAACGGTTGCGGCACTAAACTCACCTGCTGGGATGATGTCTGTACTGCCCGTGTTCGATGCAGTTGCTTGCTTGACCCAAACATAGTTACCTGGTGCAACTGTAGGTAAATCTTGAGACCACCCATTTAGAGTTCCACCTGACAAAGCACCTGTTTCGTAAGTGTAGGTAAAGTCCCCCGATGGGTTTCCAGTCGGTGCCGTAGTATTGCTTGTGCCTGGCTTGAATATGAAGACCGTCGCAACACTAGTTGCTGGGTCTGGTTGTGTCGGTTGGAAACCAACACGTGAAAGAACAACAGGACCGTTCCAATCATCGTTATCAAACGTTGCGGTAGATCCTACTGGTCCTTCTAGTGTGATCGACACCATCCACAGTGCTTCCGAAAAGGAAAGACTGTCGGGTACGGTCGACCAGTTAGCAAAAGCAGTGGAGACACTGGCAGTCAGTACTCCACTTAAAAAGTTGTATTCAAAGTTCCCCTGTGGTACAGTTGGTGCACTAGCATCTGCACTAGTCTTATAAAAGTACTGCAGTGTTACTCGTGACGTGCCGTCTTGTAGATCTACAAGAGAGACAGAATCAGAAGCATATCGTGTCCATAATACCGACATGGGGAACCCTTAATAATTAAGATGTTGACTTAGTTACAGTGACATCACAACGGATGCTGATTGGTGCAGATGTATCTGGCACAACGTCTGGACCTGCAGTAATCGCAGAGAAGTTGTTGTTGGTACCATCGGCAAAAACACCACCAGCTGTTACTACAGTAGAATCACTTGCTGAAGCGACTCGTACCGAAGATCCATCTCCGTATTCCCAACTGTACTTAATCTCGAAACCACCAACACCGTCAGTAATCTCATTATCACCTTCACTCGTTGCATCTGTAACAACCGCAGTTAGTGTTACTGGAGTACCTGAGTTGTTACGGAATATGGTTGAACCACCAGAAGTTTCGATGTCTACCTTGATAGCACCACGACCAGCAAGCAGTTTAGCAACACTTACTACGTCTTGACCCTGATCACCAGAAACCTTCATAGTATATGAGAATGCAGAGTCACCTACGTTAGATGGAGCAATCTTGATCTGAGATCCTGTTGTCCAACCTTCGGTAGGAAGTGATCCGGTTGTTGTGAAACTATCTGATTGAGATAGTCGATATCCAGCAATCTTTCCTGCTTCAGTACCTACAGTTGTGGCACTGAATGCTCCACCGTTTGTCTTAGTAGAGATTGCAACGTTAGTGGCAGTACCAGTAACAACGAACTCGACGATTACATCGTTTTGATCAGATGCCAATACACCGTCTGCGTCTGCAAGGAATGTGTGGTCTGACTGGATAAGATTGATGACCGTACTGTCCGCACCGTCACGTACAATAGTAACACTTAGTTCTAGGTCGATAGTGCCTGTGAACTTACCTGTGTTATATGCAACAGTAACGATTACTGTACCACTACGCTTATACTCTGCGGCATCTGGTGCCACAATCGCATCACATGTGATAGTACCGTCTGCACCTTCTACGAAAGTGAACCCTGTTGCTTGTTGAATATCATCAATAACAAACTCTCCATCACCCGCAGTTGCGTTTGATGAGTATGCTAATTCTGTTCCTCCAACATATGCTTGCACGTTAGTTTGAAAATCTGTACGTGCAGCGTCTCCGACTTGACCTGTAGGACTACTGATAAAAGTATGGTTCGCATTGGTCAAGAAAGCAGATACCGCACTTTGACCGTCAATTACGTCGGTTAAGGTAACGGCCGCCGTGGCAGTTCTTACAATTGCCATGATTAACCCTCTTCTTTATCGTTAATAGTTAATTGAATTGGCAGTGTCCCAGAATTAGGAACTGCCTTTGCTTCGATGAAAATAGACTTCAGTTCACCATTACTAAACTCTTGCGCAGTTGATTCAGCCGGTATGCCAAAACCAATTGGACAAGTGCCGTCGTCTCCTACAGTAACAATAGTTCCGTCTATATGTGACACGTAACGTGTCGTCTTATTAATGCACACGGGTTTACCCCCCGATGTCCATTGATAATCATAATCCCCGTATTGGTTTTCATCAATACCCAATCCGTTGATTGAAATTCGTGCTTGCAATTCGGTCTCACCCGAATCGTTTAAAAACACTGTTCCGTTCACTGCCGTGATTGCGACGTTAAGATCCTCGTAACCACGATCGTAAATAAGTGCTGGAGCAGTCCACTCCCCCGGTAGAATAGTCTTCTGAGACACACCATCCACGCGTGGTACAGATGTTTGAATAAGAAATACGTATCTTCCGTCTGTTGGAATGCTCAACTTCCATCCCTGTAGAGTTGGATCTTCTGGCATGGTAATGTCGTTGCCAGAGAAATCGTAAATCGTAGGTAGGGAAATATCTTCTGACTCGGGAAGAGTCGGTTCATTGAATGCTTTGTAGAGTTCTACTCGTAGACCACCACTAGCAGAAAGACGGTACAGTTCTTCGAAGTTGTCGTTGACCTTTTCTGCGGTTGTGCGGAGTGTATCTCCGGTACCATCGTTACCTGCACCACCAGTGTTAATAATTTGTCTTGGCATGAAAATTGTCTCTCAATTCAATGTCAGTATTTATACCTGATCTACCTCTGGATTTTGACCAGGAGGAGTATCTGGTTCCGTCGGTTCTGTAGACCCATCATCTGGTTCCGTCGGTCCTGTAGACCCACCCGCAATCTTAATAGGAATGACTTTGCTGAATGTGACGTTCACATTGTCAAACCAAGAAGATACCGTAACCGACAGATCCTCTCCTCCAGTGACGGTACCTATGTTGGCAACATAGACTAACTCCGGTATTGTATTTTGTGTCCCGTCTTCGCGAAGGTCAATATAAACCGTACCTAATGGATTTTCTTGCAAACTCTTATCTACCCATCCGTCACCAAACTCTAGCACCAACTGTTGCCCTGCAAGAGAACTACCCATAATTAAAAACTCAACACTCTCTGTTGATGGATCGAGTACTAATTCTTCGTCAGTAAATCCTTGCTGATTACTAGGGTATGGTATATTAGGTTTCGCAATGTGAAGGGCAAAGTGAGTAAATGCATCATCCGGATACTCATTCGCTGCACCTGGTGACATGCTAATCACAACGTTTGGATCTGTAAGATCTGTGCTAGGGTTAGCAATTCCAGAAAGATTAACGTCGGCAGTAATTGTGTGCTCAGACGTTGATACCTTCGATAAACCCTTCACCCTAGATTTAAATACGACCGTGGTCTCTAATGGTATTGACGGATCTGAATCAAGGTTAGTTTCTTCGACCGTACACTTAAACGACACTACTCCACTGCTTGTAATTGTTTCTCGTGTGTCATTCAGTAGAACCGAAACGTTAGGGTTACTCTCACTGCTGTTGGATTCTATATCAAAGAATATTTCATAACTTTCACCAGCACCGACGGAACCATCTAACCATCTACCAGAGGATAATATTCCAATACCATCACTACCTGACGATTTGACTGCGTAGGTTCCGTTGGGTGAATACTCAACGGTAACACTGGTTCTTCGTACCAACTGGGTCATCCACGAACCAAGATTACCTGTGCCAGCAGTGTTTACAATAAGTTTACGACGACCACTTTCAGTTACAACAGTTAACGGGTCCGGCCAGATACCTGTTGGATATTCGGTTGGTTCGGTCGATGTAAATGGTAGATACATCTTAGGTTGTCTATCTGGAGAAACAAAACTACTTGTGCTAGGATACTCTATGAACGAGTCTGGAGAGTTGATGAAATCATAGTATAGATTACCATCTACAAAATATGATGATCCATTTAACTGTCCACCAGAAAACGATTTTGGTACTATAACAGGTTCAGACCATGATCCTGCTACGTATTCATACACTTCAGTTTTATACCCATCCGAAACAATTAACTGATCGGTACTTGCAGTGATGACCGGAAATGGTTTATACTCTACAACCGTTCCTGCTTCAGGACCAAGACCTTCCGGTACTGATATAGGATAATTGCCACCAAGCACCGCACTCCTTTCATGTATCAATTCTTTCATGGTACCATCACCAACGAACACATCAAGGGTCTCTTCTGCTTCTACTACAACCCCTGTCCCTAGGTTAGTAAGACCAGCAGTGATCATGCTCTCTACGTCATGTACCCAAACAGTAGGAATCCACGGGTCAGTGCCAGCATGAAACTCTGGGGCACTACTCCACTGTGTGTTTATAATCTTCTGCTTACCACCTATCGTTACTACCTGAGCGTTTTCTACACTAAATTCATAACGATATATGTTCGTTGGAATAATGAATGATAGGTTTGTGTACTCATATGTGATACCATATTCGTTGGTATGTTCATATTTAAGATTATCCAAATTGTCTAAATCTAAAAATCCGAACGACCGACCATAATGAATCCAATCAGATCCTGTCCATTTACGAGTATATCCCGCAGGGAATACTAGCCATCGATCATCGACAACAAAAACATCTGAAACTAGGTTAGTAGCAGACTCAGTAGTAGAACCCCCTGCCATAAATCTGTATGTTGCCCAGTTTTCAATGTTTGGTAGGTACTGTAGTTCTTCTACCAGATTCCAGTTGCTGTCATATAACGTTATTGCGGCACCATATGGCAATTCATTTTCTATCTGTGCCTCTGCAACAAAGTGCCCTTTAAGAGAATTGAATACAATGTTTCGTGTAGGAGTTGATACTACTTGAGAACCAAATAAACTTTTAGCATACATTCCACTTACTGCGTATGTCCCATCTGCCATGATTATTCTCCTTGCCTTATAATGCTATAGTATTTTGATAGATCGTCAGTCCCGTAGACCCCACGTTCTTCACCTCGTAGATAAACTCTTCCGTCCGTTCCAATAACTTGAGTCGGCACTTCTCCGGTAGAGATCTCTTCACTGTATACAATGGTATCGTTCCATGTTAGTAGAAGAGATACAGGTGCATCAACATTTTCAATATACTCTGACCACTCGTATCTCGGACTCGACCCTGACCAATGTGGTTCGTTATCTGGAAGATCCGGTACAGGTTCTCCGACATATGGTGCAAAATTATACCCACCGTTAACCAACTTGATCGGGTTAAGTAGGAAATACGTTAGTGCTTTTATCTTACCTTGACGACCCGAATAAGCATTCAGTGCATCGGCAAGATCATATTGTTGTGCGATATCATATAGTGCTGTCACCGACAACGTCTCGATTGCTAGATCTTTTAGCAGTTTAATATTCTCAAACGGATACGCATATAGGGCACCGTACGCAACAGTTCCGTCGGACATCGTAGTTTCTTCTTTAGTGTTGAAGACAACATGCGTATCGGTTATCGATACCAATTTTTCTGGAGTGTCACCATTTGCGGATGTGTAGAATGTGAAACTAGGAGAGTGTTCTTGTGACCAGTCTTGATATAATACGTTATCCTCTAACGGTGAGTTTACGATAGACTCGAAATATAGATTATCACCAACGATGACATTCTCATCAATCGGATCTGTAGGTTCGAGAGGTTCTGGTTCTGCCTCTGGTTCCGGTTCTGGTTCTGGTTCCGGCTCTGGTTCAGGTTCTGGTTCAGGTTCCGGTTCTGGAGTTGGGGTTACACTACCAATTTCCTCACGGATGAAGTATAAGGTGTCCTCATTCTTTTCGGATAGGGCATCGTACTGCTCCTGTGTGCCGATCCAAACCTCGACTGCCTCACCTGTATTCTTGTCTATAATACTCATTGTTCATTTCCCACGATTACTTGATCGCCGACATATTCGATAGATGATATCTCAACACCACCTAGTTTGATTCCTTCGATTACCAGATCACCATAGAATACGGTGTAGTCTGCTACACTGTACACTTCAGGGTTGCCTTCTGGCATCGGTTGCATTCTGCCTGGTGACGGTGGAACTAGAGAAACGTCAATCGTAACCTCTGTTTCCTGTGCATCCATGAATTCGATATCGTCACCCATATGTAGGTCTGTCGCATCCATGCGAGGTGCTGCAGGTGATGCCCAGTACGCAAGGGTGTCGTAGATATCTTCGATTCGTTGCAGTGACATGTTTTTATAACGACCCAGAGTCTCTTCGGAACTCAAGATGAATGTCTCATCGACCGGATCGGTTTCACGCATCGTCATCAATGCGTATAATGGTTTGACCTTGTTCTCTGCTTCACTCTCCAAGAACAGGTACGCAGTCTCTAGTGGATCTGTCTGCTTCCCTGATTCGGTCTCGATATCAGCAAGTCCCAGTGTAGATACTTCGGTAGCAAGATAGAATCCCGCAGGGTGGACAAACTTCTTGTAGAACTCTTTGAAGTCCGATGTCGACATCCCCACCTTCAGTAGAACAGAGAAGACTTGGAATCGACGATCGTCTGTGATAAACTTGACAGACTCCGGTCCTATCTGTGAGTCGGCCTCACCGATCTTGAATATGTACTGCTTCGGGTAGACGACCTCGACATCATGATGGAAGAATGCCTTGAAGAACTGCTCGACCGACATCTGTGTGCCCTTGGCACGGTAGAAGTTGGCAAGCAGTTTGGTTGATAGACGTGCGGTTGCTTCGTCTGGGAATGCAGTGGTGTCGATACCGTTACCGATACCACGTAGTAATAGATCGAGTGCGTCTAGTGTTGTTGTGCTAATGTCACGGATGCTAAAGAGTTCTTGGATCTTTGCCTCGAACGATCCCGACGGATCCTCTTTAGTGTACTCATAGTAGTTCTCCAAGAACTCGATAAGTCTTGGATAGTCGGACTGGTAGAACTCTGGTAGTACCCCAGAGATCTCACTACTATGGAATCGAACCTTAGCACGTGCCATTATAATAGAACTCCGATGGTATCGGTCTCAACGTTAGCAGTTACGGATGATCCTATGGCATCTAATCGTAGGATATAGTTGCGCAGTGGTTTGATCGTGCTTTGGTTAGCAGGTACTGCGTTTACTCTCAACGTATCCGATGTCCCTTCTTCGATGCGAAGACCTCGAAGATTGACCGCACCCTTCGCGGGGTCATATGACCCCACGTTCGAAAGAATGACGTTCCCGTCGGTATCAAAAATCTGCAGACGATACGACCCCAGTTCATTCTTTACAACGGCGTTCTTTCCGTTGTACCTGAAAGCAGACGTTGTGACAACATGTTCATCCTTGTCCGGTGCGGCAAGCAAGAACGGGAAGTTGACATCAAAGTCTCTTACGATAAAGTTCTCTGGCAGTAGACCGACAGTGATACCAGAGTTGTATGTGATAACCTCATCAAACAGAACTCGAATGTTGATACGAGACTGTGCGGAGACAGACATCTTAGAGTTTAGGATTGCCGGACTTAGATCGTCGACCTTCGACAATAGAGGAGAACGACGGAACGATGAATTGAACTTGTTCATCTCTTCGGCAAAGTGGTCGGTAATGATCTCTTCGACTCGTGAACGATACGTCTCTTTCGTTTCGGTAGATATCGTCGGATCGATATTGAACATCGTCGTTGCGGTAATGTATACGACTTCCGGATCGGTGAACTCTGTGTCGATCGACATGATCGATAGGTTGCTTGTTAGTTCATCTTTGATACGGGTACGTAGATCGTCAACGTCGATTCCGAATCTCGGGTTCAGACTTACGAATACCTTTCCATACTCTGGTGGTACGTTGTCGTTACCACCCCATGCTACTACGTCATTAATGAACGGAGCATATTTGTTACTGATCATCGACGTGTAGTCTTCGGCAGTGACTAGTCGACGTTGTGATGCGAATCCACGAGGTGCGTTTAGTTTGATCGACTCAAGTGACTCTTTTGCCGAACCACCGGCCGATCGAGTTGCACTTAGGATCTCTAAACCGTTACTGACTCCCTTCGTTGTAAACGTTGCGGCACCGTTACCTTCGGTTCCGGATGTCTTCAGATAGGTAACGACAATCTTACTACCCACTTTCGGTTTTTGACCTAATACGTTACCGTCACTGAATAGGATTTCGTAGTGACCGTTCGACGTTTCCTTTATGAAGAAGATACGAGAGTTGTCGGTGATGCCGGAGACAGAGTCGATGTTCAGATACGACGTTGAACTATCGGATGTATACGAGTCGAATACTTCGACCTTTAGTGTGGTTGCGTCTAGGTCTTCGTCTGGAATGACGTACTGCGAGTATTCGACATCTGCTTGGAATGTGCGTCGACGGAGACGACCTTCGGATACCTTAACAAGACCCACTGCCAGACCGTCGTCGTTTACCTTGATAGTCGTTGGATCGGTTGTACGGAACGTGTATCCTACCTCATCGACCTGACCAATGAACTCATGACCTTCGGGAACCACGACTTCGACTTCACCTGCTGCCGGTGTAATGCTTACGGTTAGGAATGAAGATGCACCGACCTTCGACTTAGGAGTATACCCTAAAGTCTCTGCATGTGCAAGTGCCGACGCACGAATCTGAGACGAACTAAGGAACGACTCATTGATTGCCATGTTTGCCGTTAGACCGTTCAGATGGGTGTTGTATGCCAGAACATCTAAGATAGCAGCGAGACCACTTCCCTCGAAGTTGTAGTCTGAGAATGTGCCCGACTGTCTTAGGTGTGCCTTTAGACTCTTACGTAACTCAAGAAAGTCAAGATCAGAGGTTTTGATTGTCATTTACCTTATCCTCGCAATATTCACGTTAACCGAAACCTCTTGCTCGAAGTCTACCACATTGAACTTCACAAGAACGTCAACCGAATTATAATCTGGTTTAATGTTAACTATGACCTGATTCACGATTGCTCTTGGTTCATAGTTAGATATAGTTGATTCAACGAGAGTCTTGATGTCTCGTTTGTTTAAATCTGTATCGAGTTCAAACAGCAAACTGCCCAAGTCCGCACCCAACAAAGGACGGAATGGTCGAGACCCATGATTCGTCATCAACAGATTCTTTACAGACTGTATGACTGCCTGTGCGTCTTTCTTCTGGTAGATGTCCCCCGATGGTTTCTTCATGAAGGTACAATCGATATCAGAATTAACGACGGCTACCGATACAGTGATCGGTCGAGTTGACAAATTTAAGTCTTGTAAAGAACTAATCTTAGGCATTGCGTTAAACTCTTTTTTGTGTATTTATATGAGTCCACCGATGAATTCTTCAAATTCTTCGGGAGTCATATTTTCGGTGTCCGGTGCCTTGATATCATCAAGGTTCGGCAACTCTGGTGGTCCTTTGTGTTTCAGTTCATCGACCCCTTCCGGTATGTCGACAATGCCGTCTATTATATCCGGTAGAGCAACACTGAATGAGATCGGTAGTCCGATCAACATTAACACGTCGCACAGTGTTAGATCTAGGAACGACAGCAGTTTACCCAGACCGATTGCATCAAGGAACTTCTTGATCTTCCTGATCCAGATGTTCAGCAGTTCCTTCATGGAGATTGTCTTCCAGTCACGTGCGGCCGTTACGAGTTGGTGTACGTGCTCCTCGATAGACTCTACTGTCTTATCTATCTCTCCCCCCATGATGTCACTCAATTTGATATTGAACGGTGCTGGTAGGGGAATGCCTAGATCCATGAGTTCATCGACAAACGCATTCTTGATCTTACCGATCTCCTTGTTGAGGTCAAAGTTCTCGAAGTCTTCCTTGAGTTGCTCTGCCTGTTGCTTGACCCTTTCGATCTCTCGATCCATCTTCTCCTTTGCCGCGTCGATCATAGAACGAATCCATTCAGCAACATCGAATGACAATGGGATAGGTAGATCGGGCAACCCTAATGCGTCCCAGATCACCTTGAACTTACCGATCAGTTTGTCGAACAGTTTGAACAAAGAGTTAGTGCAGTACTCCATGATCTCGTTTTTAATATAAGACCACGTAAGTTTTGCCTTGTACTCATCACACAGTTGTCCGAACTCTCCTTTATAGTACTGGTATTCGGCATCAACCATAGCATAGAACTTGTCGACACCTTCCTCGATCTGCTTCTTTAGTTCTTTCTGATAGTCCGGATTGGCAATCTGTAGCACATCAATCTGTAGACCAAGTATCGATACCTCGAACTCAACAGGGATAATCTTAGAGATCATCTCCATCATCTTGACCGGAACAAAGATGTGGTATTCCTGAATCAGTTCAGTGAATGCGTCCTCTGCTTCCTTTTCCCAGTCACGTACATCTCCTTTTGACCACCACGGGGCAAACAAGTCGGAGACGGTTTCGATCGTTTTCTCGACATCCTCGACCGTACCCATGATCTCATCGTAGACTTCAGTGCCTAGGTCGAACGATTCGAGTGCTTGGATCTGTGACTGCAGTTCTGCCCTTGCATCCTCCGGAGCATTCTTAATCTGCTTCTCTAGGTCACGTATCTGTGTCTCGATTTCTTCACTCTTTCCTGAGAGGTCGAGTTTTGCAGCGTCCACATACGACGTGATCTGAGGTGGTATGTCACTCAGTTTATTGAACAGGTTGACAATGTCTGCCTTCTTCGGTAGTCCACCACCTTCGCAAGACAGTTCAAGAGTTAAGTCCACTAGAATGTCTTGCCATTGATACTGACACCAGCACCCGATATGAGGTTGATGCCCTTGGTTGAATCGATTGTTGTAACACCCTTGACAGTGATGTTGCAGTCATTGATCACCTCGATGATGCAGTCGTTCATCACTTTAATCTTAAGGGTACCGTCCTCTAGCATCTCGTAGTGCGTACCTGAACGATGTCTCTCTTTGATTCGTTCCTTCCCTTCGGTATCGTCATACTCTTTGTAGTGACCTCTCTCGGTCTCGTACACCTTGTTGTACGGATAGTTCTCTTCTGCCAGTGAATTGTCATCACCTTCCTTCGGCATTGCCCCGATGACCAACGGCAGCTGCGAGTTAGGTCCGTCAAGGAACATACCGAATACGTTAGTACCCACTAACAGACCAACGTACTGTCCGGTACTCTTGTGTACCCCCTGTGTGACGGGAACAACGATCTGTGCCCACGGTAGATCTTCGGGTGCGATATCGTCATAGACACCGTACACACTGACCTTCACACGACCCAACTTCTTCGGATCTTTGTTGTCGACGACCTTACCGACGAACCATCGGGTCTGGTCTCCATAGTAATCAATAAAATGCTTCGGGATCATTCTTCGACACCACCATTAGATAATTTAACACAAGAAAGGGATACGTCATACCCCTCCGTTTTGAATGAATGTTTTGCCGCAAAGACCAAGTAGTCACCGGACTTATGCGGATCATACTTTGCTTTTTCGTCGACCATGTTCGCAGACTGGAATAGTATGCGTGTTGGGATACCAATCGTCAGATGCGACATGGTAAGATAGTCGAACCCGTCGACGGTTACGGTCATTGGATTGAATGTCATGAGGTTCTTGATCGTTCGACTGATTATATTCAATCGATATTCGGATGTCTCCTTGGATTGGTTGAACGAGTCCGTACCCTCGAACCCTTGGAACCCACCGATCTGGGTGATCACTCGACTGGTCATCTCGTTGAACGGTTCATCGTCAACCTTAAAGTCATCGGTATAGAAACGTTTGCGGCCTAGCAATCCATCCTTGTCTAATGGTTCCATCACGTGCTTCACGATATCGAACCCTACTTCGGTTGACTTATCTGCAAGTACATCGTAGTACTGATACTTGGAACCGATCAGTGCCTTGTCGATCATATCCAATAGGTTCGATGTCGATCGATGGTCGTGGTTCTTGATGACACGTCGACGTTGAGTTGCTCCTGCATTGCTAGAGGCATTGTTTACGTAGGGCACACCATCCTTACCTCCGTTCCACGGTCCTAGTTGCATCATGGTCTTGATATCGAGTAGGTACAGTTTGTCGTCGTTCAGTCGAGAGTGTAGGTAGAACGGATACCCTTCGGTCGTCGTCATGCGGTTCTTCACCCAACATATTGCATCGATCGGAGTGAGATTCGGTATGATCATCTTCATGTCTTGGATGTCGTTAGCAGTGCCCTTGACATCCTTTCCAACGAACTCCTTAGCAATCTTTGCGACAATGGTCGACGGTGTACCGGAGTAACTCTTGTTGACATTCTTGAGGTTAGACTCATACCAGTGCGCCTCGATAAGGTGCACGATGAACACTTCGGTATCTTCGTTCTGATCGGCACGTGAGGACATCAAGATCTTGTCAATGCGGAACGTCTTGTCAACGTAAGGCATCATGATCTTAGGATCGTCAGTAAAGTAGTCGATCTTTACCGTCACGACATCACTGCTACGAATATCGAAGTCAGTCATGATTGCACGAGTGTCTGTGAACATCATCGTCGCAGTGAGATACGGTTTGTCTAGGTGCTCGAAGATATCGATATCGGTCACTAAGTACTTGATATCAATAGTTGTATCGTACGAACTTGAATGTAAAACAACCGACTCAAGTTTGTACGGAGTGTTCTGCTCGACAGTCATAATTAACCTATTGCGTCACGGAATGCCTTCACTACGTCACCGACGGCCGATTCCTTGAGTGCTCGAATTCTTCTTAGTTCGTTGTTGGTTGTTCTATAGTAGTCGTAGTGACTGACCTGTGCTGGTGTGACGACCTCATTATCAATCGTCGTGTGCTTCCCTGTGTAAGGATCGATGTCTACCTGTTCACCGTTGTACGTGTGATACTTAGTCGATAGATATTGAGGTTCGATCGAGTAGGCAGTCAGTGTCTGAATCTCTTCGGACTCACCAACCACCGATGTGAGGTCTTCACCGGACGATGCGAACGTGCCTTCGTATACCTCGATCACGAGTTGACCTAGGTTCACATCACGTGATAGGACTCTACCTGACGCACCTGACGTTTGCCCTGTGACCAACTGACCGACGAACATCTTGTCTAGCATGTTTTGGTTAGTGTTTACTACGGTATGTGGTAGATCCTTCTTCACCTGATCGAGCACTTGAATGTCCGTGCGAGGCCATCCACACTCTCGTAGATCCGGATTCATGAGGTAGAACGTCCAGTGCAACTGTGGGTTATTGTACAGTTTGTATGCGACGTGGTCTGCACGTTCACCGTGTTGGATGTAATAGTCGACATAGAAGGAGTCGTTCACTCGCAAGGTGTCTAGAACCTCTGCGTATACCGTTAGGTCTTCGGTAAAACTCAGTTCGTCGGCATCTCCGAATCGATATGACGTGTACGGAAACATTTTGAAAAACATTAGTAACCCTCCTCAATGTCTGTTCTGTTGAGTGCGATATCTTCCTTAAAGGTAAGTGCTAGATCATACTCTACTGGACGACCGTCTTTATGGTATGCCATGCTGGACGGGTTATAGTTAGTTGCAATACTCTCTAGGTAGCACTTCTTGATCTTGGTACCGATTTGTACTTCGTTACCCTCAGAGTCTGTCGACGTGAGTTCGATGTTGAACATCCACGGATATTTGTAACCGACGATCGTACCACCTCGGGCATTGATCGGTTCTGGGAATGCATAGTGACGGAAACGATAGATGATTGCTTCGACCATCTCTGCTTCTGCCTCACTCACGGGAATGAACTTGAACTGGAATTGGAACTGACGTAGGTTTACACCCTTGAACATTGCACGGGTGTTCGGGTTGATCGTTACCTGTGCGGCAAGGCTCATTGCTCCACGTAGTTCATCCGGTATTGCTTTACCTACCAGACTCTGTGCTCCACGTAGTGCGGCAACCTTAGCAAGATCATTTCCGTCGGTAGTGCCAGAGAACAAATCACCGATTGACTTGAATCCATTAACCAATGCCTGACCTATAACACCCGTCATCGTGCTACCACTATTGAATGCATTCAATGCAGCCGCACCTGACATACCTAAGTCAACGTTAGTGTACTGCATAGCATCGTTTACTGCAAACCCGACAGGTAGGTAGAGAGCAATCTGTTCTGCTACTTGGGGTTGAGTTTCCGGTGCCATTTCCGGTGCGTTCTCATCACCTGCTTCTCCGGACTTAGGTTTGTCCCCTTCACTCATTTCCTTGAGAGTCTTGTCTGCAGCTGCCTTCTCTGCTTCACATGCATCTAGTTCGTTCTGTGTCTGTTTGATCTCAGTCTGACACTCATTATATTCTTTTTCTGCTTGAAGTGCCTTAGCATTATCCATCCTACCTTGACCTTCAGATTTGACTTCATTGATTGTATCTTCTGCGTCTTGGGCACGTGCTTTAAGTTCTGTCAGTTTTGCCTGCAAGTTCTTCTTTCTCTCTTCGAACTCATCGGTAATCTTCTTTGACTTTTCATGTTTCTTTGCAATCCCATCAACGCTTTCTTTACCTGCCTCTACTGTCGATAGAGTCTTGACAGGTTCGAATAGAATTTTAGTAGGGCATCGTTTACCGGCAGTTGTGCCGTCGGCAGGATACTGCAGTTTACCAGACTTCTGCTTGTTCTTCTTCTTTGCCTTGGTTTCGGTAGGACCGTCTTCACTACCACCTGCTGCGCGTCGTAGTTGTTCGGGGGTTAGTTTGTCCCCAACCTCCACATCAAAGATGTCGTCGTTATCTGCCATGAGAGAATCTCGTGTCTATAAATATGATTTAACTATTTATACACGAAATCCAAATGAAGACTTACAAGGGACGATACAAACCAAGCAACCCGTCGAAGTACGTAGGTGACATCGACAACGTGGTGTATCGTTCGGGGTGGGAACGTCACGTAATGAAGTGGTGTGACACCAACCCCGATGTCGAACAATGGATGTCCGAAGAACTAATTATACCATACATATGTGAGACTGACAAGAAACCTCACCGATACTTTATGGACTTTGTGATCAAGTATCGATCCGGTCGAGTGACACTGGTTGAAGTCAAACCAGAGAAAGAGACCAAACGTCCAGAGAGGACGCAAGGCAAGTCACGACAGAGACTGCTCAGTGAGGGTCTCACCTACGTTAAGAATCAGTCCAAGTGGAAGGCTGCATCCGAATACGCAAAGGATCGGGGATACCACTTCGAGATCTGGACAGAGAAAGAACTCACCGCAATGGGCATCATGCCCAAGTCGACGCAACGCATGCGTACTAAGAAACCCCTGAAAAAATTACCCCCGTTCAGAAAAAAGAAAAAATGAGTATAAATAGAACCATTAGGTCTTAACAGAACGGATACACATGTCTAACATCTTTCAACGACTAGAGTTACAGGCGTTCCGTGCTGGGGTCACTCCACGTACCAAGGAGTCCCGTGCATGGTTTCAAAAGAAAATTAAGAACCTTCGTAGCATCAATCGTGAAGAACTAATGAAAGAAGATCCCCTGAAGCAGACTTCAGAGGAGATTGTGGGTAGTATGTACATGTTCTTCTATGACCCAAAGTTCAAGAACGATCGAGTCAAACTACCGTACTTCGATTCGTTCCCTTTGGTTGTAGTTGTCGGTCCAGCAAAGGGTGGGTTCTTGGGGTTAAACCTCCACTATCTACCTCCAGTGCTACGAGCAAAGATGCTCGACGCATTGATGGATATCACCAACAACGAGAAGTTCGATAAAACGACTCGGTTCAAGATGTCGTATGAGTTGCTGGTTAAGACAAGCAAATTAAAATACTTCAAGCCGTGCCTCAAGCACTACTTGAACGAACATGTCCAGAGTAGATTCGCAATGGTACCTCCACCAGAGTGGGAGATTGCTACGTTCTTGCCAACACAGCAGTTCCGTTATGCAAGCAATGCGAAGGTCTACTACGACTCGAAACAGATGATAGGTGACTAATCGTGGCAGGGATAGAAGAATTAAAGAGCAAGGTGATCTCGAAGAATGGTATGGCATTCTCGAACCAGTTCGGGATCGAGTTGCCTAGCATAGGTTCAGAAGACAAAGACACCCTGAACATCCTATGTAAGACTGCTGAACTTCCTGGTAAACAGATCACTACACTTGACCGTAATATAGGATTGCAGTTTGAAAAAGTAGTAAATGGATTTGCGGTTGCTGACGTTACGGTATCATTCATCATGCTGAATGACTACGGTGTCAAGAAATACTTTGACAAGTGGCAGAGTCTTATGGTAGACGAAGAGGGTGGTCGTGTAGCATATAAGACAGACTACGCAAAGAAGATCACCATCCACCAGTTGTCAAAACCGCAAGTACGACTAGGATTCGACCTAGGTCCACTTGATTTCAATTTCGATCTTTTCGGCAACTCTATATACAGTGTAGAGTTAGAGGACGCATTCCCGACATCGATCAATGCAATCTCTCTAGCAAACGACGCAGACCAGTTGGTTGAGTTCTCAGTGCAGTTCTCATTCACTCGATGGTCTGTCAAGCAAGACAAACGTGATAGTCTATCAGACATCATTGACGCTAAATTTAACGTGAACTTGGGCAAGTACATTTAAATTATAGGATAAATTATGGCATTACCAAAACTAAACGATAATCCTAGTTATAGGGTTACGGTACCGTCGACGGGGCAAGAAACTTCGTTCCGTCCGTTCTTGGTCAAAGAGCAAAAGGCATTGTTGATTGCATATGAGACACAAGACAAGAAGGATATGATTCGTGCTGTTTTAAGAACGATCGAAGCATGTGTTGAAGAACCGTTAAAGGGAAATCTTACTACATTCGATGTAGACTATCTGTTCACGAAGATCCGTGCTAAGTCTGTCGGTGAAACTGCGGACATTCAAGTAAAGTGTTCGAAGTGTGAAGCAGTAAATGAAGTATCGGTTGAATTGGACGAAGTTGTGATGTCCGGTGAGGTTTCCGAAAATGTTATCGCACTCAATGATGACGTATCTATTGAAATGAGATACCCGACCTACGAGCAATTTATGGACAGTCAAACCTTGCTCGAAGACGGTTCTCCAACAGAGACCTTAATGGATCTTTTGGTGGTTTGCATGGATAGTGTGTTGACAGAAGAAGAACGTATCGATATGTCCGGAGAAACTCGGGAGTCGATCAATGAGTTCTTAGAGTCGATGACTGCAGATCAGTTCGAACGAGTCACGACATTCGTAAGTAATATGCCTACAGTTTCGCAGGACATAGTCTTCAAGTGTACCTCATGTAAGACTAAGAACACACGAACCCTCAAGGGGATGGATGATTTTTTTTAATAAACCTCTCTCACGATAACTTGATGAACTACTATCAAGTCAATTTCCAACTACTAACAAATTTCAGTTACTCGTTGGATGAAGTCGAAAGAATGATACCGTGGGAGAGAGAAATTTATTTGACGATGCTAATCGAAGACATCAAAGAGAAGAACGAAAGAGCAAAGCAACAACAAGGATAAAAAAATGGCAGCCACTCTTGATTCTGTTGTACAAGAACTTCAAACGCAGAGAACCGAAAATAAGACCAATTCGGAATCTGTTACTGAAGTTATGGGAGACGTACGCAATCGTGTAGGGATGTCTAACAGCACTCTGCTTGACATGGTTGGTAATGTTCGTCGTCTCGATAGAAATATCATCGCAATAAAGAATGCTCCAAACGGAATGTCAGATGATTTAGTAAATGCTCTTGTCCCTTTGCGTATAGGTATCATGACACTAGTTGCTGATACTAAAAGCATGTTAAGGGCAGTCACCTCTCCACCTCCAGTAAACCCAGACGATTTAGAAACAGCAAGAGACGACGCATCATATAAATCCAACGTGCTCAAGTTGTTGACTGAAATTCGTGACCGTAGTAGTAGTGGAAACTCCAACGACGACGACGACGAACCAAGTAATTCTCCTAGGAGATCTGGTGGTGCATTGGGTGTTCTTATTGGTCCTGCCGCAACACTTGCGGTTATATTAGGATCATTAGCAGGTGCAGCTGCTGGCATAACAAAACCTCTTCGAATGATGGCGGGTGCAGTTGGTAGACTCTTAAAATCAATGAGTCCTCAATTCATTAAAGACTTTGCAAAACGAATAAAAACTTTTGCTGTCGATATGGGAAAGAGAGCAAGGGATGTCTTCGTTGCATTCGTTACCACTGTTAAATCTACTGCTAGTATGATAGGCAACACTATAAAAGCAGTGGTTGTAGAAAGTAAACTTGGGCAGACAGTAAGTCGTGTTAAGGATGGATTTAAATCACTTGCGGCACCATTCAAAACCCTAGGAGATACTTTGGGTAGAGGAAAGGGGATGCTAAGTGGTATCGTACAACCGTTTCAAAAATTTGGTGGGTTCTTCAAATCCTTTGTGGGTACAATCGGTGCGGTCTTTAAAATTGTAGGAAAATTATTTGCTCCACTATCTGCTATCATCATCATAGGTAAAAATATTGTTAGTGATTTGATGAGTGGTGACTTTGGATTCGGTACCATAAAAAATATCATCGATGATCTCATAAAATTCTTCGTCACCGATTTGCTTGATTTGATTAAAGGAGCATTTGCTTGGATCGCAGAAAAACTTGGGTTTGACGGCATAGCAGAATCTTTAAACTCTTTCAGTTTCTCGGGACTGTATCAAAAATTATCAGACACTATCTCAGACACCATCGGTGGTTTCTTTGATGCCTTTAAAGATGAAGGTGGGAAACTAAATTTTGGTAAGATGATAGGATTTGTTCTACAAAAATTTATCTCTGTAGCAACGTCTATTCCACGAGCAATATTGAGAGGACTTGCAACAGCCGCAGAAGAGTACCTCCCAGACTTTTTAAGTTCCAAAGTTGCGGATGGTCTAAGGGGAATGGAAGGTAAACTTGATAAAGCATTCGGTATCGATGCGGACGTAAGTGGAGCAATTGCCGCACGTAAGTCTGCTCGTGCGGCAGAACTGAATGAGGCAACTCAAGAGTCAGATGAGTTGAAAAGAACTGCTGGCAACGTCACCATCATGGACAACTCTCAGAAGAATACTGTCTCCGGTGGTGGGGGTGGTGGATCACCGTCACTGGGTACGTCGTCTGCAACAGACGCACACGATCCAGCAACAAGTCACATATAAGAAAAAGGGGACTCGATGTCCCCTTATTTTTTTACTTCAAGTGTGTTTCAATTTCACCTAAGATTCTTGACTTACTCCAAGACTTGCGGACAACAATGCCGTTAGTCTCAGCAGTCTCGATCAACTGTGCCTTAGACAAGTTGACCAAGTCTGGTTGACTTGGGGTGGTAGGTCGACCACCACCCGTAGTCTTTTCTGGTTTGCTTGATACCGATCGGTAGATCAGACCAAACGCAACCAGACCCGCAAGAATCAGAATAATCATATTAGTATCCATTGATTAGTCCTCCGCAGCCATCTGAGCAAAATAGGAAAGAGTGTCGTCTTCTTCTGCGGCAACCGCAGGAGTTGGTGCCGCAGCAGGTGCGGAAACGACAGTCGGTTCATCTGCAGTTGCGAAAGGTGCCGCCTCTGCAGTCTGAGCAAGTGCTTCGTTCTTCAACGTTGCACCAGCACCAGTAGCAAGACCCAGTACAGTCTCCAGTTTTGCCTTCAGATCATCGTAAGACTTAAACCAGTTAGGATCGTGTGCATTCGGATAATTAGGTACCACAAACTCGTTCAGATCATATAGAGAGTTGTAGATTGCTTCAAGTTGTGTCTCATCGGCACCAGCAAGAGGAGCAGTTGTCTTGAAGTCAGACTTATCGTAGTTACGGTATCCAGCAACGTTGCGGATCTTCAACTCGAAGTCTGCTCCACCCCAAAAATCAAATGGGTTGACAGGTTCTTCTCCAGGGAATTCTGGTTGCATCTGATCCATGATCTTGTCGAAGATCTTCTTGCCGAACTCATAGATGAATACCTTGCCGTTGTTGGCAGGGTTGGCAGGATCGTTGATGACTTGAATGTTAGTGACGTAGTGCAGACGACGCTTCTGTCGACGTGCAGTCTCTTTGTCCTCTTCAATGCCAGAGTTCCACAGACGTGAGTTTAACTCACCGACTGGGTCGTTCTGACCTAGAGTTGTAAGAGATCGTTCGATATACCACTGACCAGTTGGACCCTTGAATGCGTGGTCCCAGTAACGTACCCACGGAAGATCTTGACCTTCGGTCGCAGGTAGGAAACGAATGACTGCGTAACCGTTACCCTGTTCATCAACAGTCGGTTTCCACTTTCGGTCGTCTTGGTATTTGTTGGTGTTTGAGACCTGACCAGATGCTTCAGTTGCCGCACTGACCAGTTTAGAGATGTCCATAGATCTGGACTTGAGATTTGCAAAAGACATAATATGTTCCTTGTATAAACTAAAATATAAACTTAAGTATGAATTACCTCTAGGGCATATGTATTTATACGTCCAGAGTGTTCTGCTTCGGCAAAAAGTTTAATTGCCGTGCCTCCGATTCGAGATGCTCAACGATAGTAGGTGTTAGATACTTTTTGATATCCTCCAACTCCAATCCGTTCTTTTCGCATAGGTGCACAATGCTGTCCATGTAGGACATCTTGTTTTGGTACACGAAGGTTTCGATCATCTGAGAGAAAGACTTTTTCGTTAGAAATTTTTCTTCTGTGTTCTCATCCATTGATTACCTCAATGTTGGAGACGCTATCCACACGGAAAGACCTCCAATCTTGTGAGTCAATCGAATATGCTCGAACGACAGATCGGTTAGCAGAGTTTGCTTCCACACGTGACACCTTATCTCCGGAGAGTTCAGGCATGTATTCAGTGAGCAGAGTGCATGCCATGATGCGTTCCTCACCGTTTACCTTTGTGAAAGTAACTTCAAGAACATTCTTGCGTAGTTGGTCTACGATTTTTTCATAATCAAAAAATGTCATGGTAGACCCCCTTAGAAACGTTCGAATTCTTCGTCCTCTTCTGCGGACTCTTCTGAGTCTGCTTCTTGATGGACAAATTCAAGGAACTCTTCACTCTGGTCCAAGACAGCAATTGTGTGCTCGAATGCTTCCAGAGTACGAATAACTGCTTGTCGAGTTTCGTCATCTTCGGGTTTTTCACCGTGCTCCTTGATAAACAAATCAAGTGTATCAAGGTAGGCACAACGCATGTACTCACGGGTAATGAGTTCCACGTCGTTACGTGGGTACTGACCTAGGTCGATCAGATTTTCAGGTTGTGGGATTGCCATTAATTCCATTCCTCTGAGTTTGTAGTAACTAAGTCTGAAAATTGACCTTCAATAAAACGATCAGTATCAGACCAACTAATGTTGGACTTGTAATCTTGACGATCCAAGACCTCAACTTCTTTTGCCAGTGCTTCATTAGCACGTGCGATTTTGCCACGTTTCTGAATCTTAAGGGCAGCCTTACGAATCATTGCGTAACGTTCCTCTTTCGAGATTGCCATAATTATACCTCACTATGTATATGCCTGTCAAGCGGTTAAAACCCGTTGTTTGGATATAACTTATCCTCGGGGTAACCACGTTTCTTTACTTCTTTCTTACGATCGATGTGGGTAGATGGCCGATTGAACTTCGGAGCATTCTTTGCTACCGGATTCGATCGTCTGGTAGACTTCTTCTTCATAACGATATGCTTCTTCTTCCCAAGGTTGATCAGCATACCCGACGTTAACGTACTCGACTCCGTCGAAGATATGCTTGTAAACAATACTGTGCCTCTGGTCACACCAAGTCAAACCGATGTGGAGCAGTCGACCCGTGAGGATCTGAACTGCGTGAATCAGTTCGTGTGCGATATGCACTTTCAATTGAGTATCGTCGACATCGTTGGTTCGCAATCGGACATCGACACGATCCTCTGTACCGTCTGCCTCACCCGAAAAGATTCCGATATCATCGGCAAAGGACACCTTGATGTATCCTCCTAAACGACCAATCCCAAGTGACTCCGCACAACGAAACACGTAGTCAGAGATCTCGAAACTGGGAGAGTCCTCGACGATGACGTTCTCTGCAATATTCACTTCGGCATTACCATCTTGTTATCACGGAACTCAACACCCTCTGGTCCGGTCAACTTACCAAGCAACCACCAATCCTCTGCCTTCATAGCAGGAACGAACTGGTCACGGTCATCCTTGAACTTCGGACCCATCTCGTTGTAGTTGTTAAGGTACTCAACTGCTTCCATAAAAGATTCGAACTCTTGGACACAAAGACGATTATTCAATTTTGGTTTTGCTGTAAACATTACTGATCTCCTTTCATTTCGTGACGGTACTCTCTCTTCAACCACCACTTGTACATTCTAAAATATTCTGCTGAATCGTAGAGGGGACTGCGACCCGTGAACTGTGTCACTTCGTCGCAGTGCTCGTACCACTTCTGACTACACCAATGACGGAAACTCATTATGCGTACCAACTACGGTAGAAGTCTTTGCCTTCTTCGGCAGGACTAGCATATCGAACGTCGTCGATGTTGATGCCACGACCAGTGATTCGTTTCTTGAACTCAGCACCGATGAACTCATCCTTGACAGGAACGACACGGTCACTCATGAAACCTTCACTACCCTCAACAGAGGCAACCGCAATCTCACGCAGAGTAACAGTCGCACCCTTCTTGGCAACAACCTGGTAAGCATCAATGTTAGTCTGCTCCCAACCCCAAGACGCAACGTAGAGATCACCTTCCTTGACACTCTCAAGGGCAGCTGCCTTAGCAACAGCACGGGCAATCTTACGATCTTGCTTCTGAACTTCAGCACGATCAAGATCAACAAGGAACTGCTCAACGTGCTCGATCATGCGAGCAACACTACCGTAACGGTAAGCAAACTCAGTCTTGTAACCCAGACGGGCACGTTTGCTAGGACGTTGACAAACCGCAGTGATCTTATCTTCGTCGATGTTCAACTCAAGACCACGTGCTTCGTACTTCTCAATCAATGTTTTCATAATCAATCCTCAACTCAATTTACACAGTAATTATAGCAAATCTGGAACAAATGTCAACACTTTTTTAAAACTTTTTTATGGTAATTTCTCACAATAGATCGGATCTATTTTTCGTTCAACAATCTCCATCGCACATGGGTCACTGGCAAAAACCTTCCAAGTCCCATCGTACTGACTTGCAATCGTGATCTCGAACTCCTCTCCGTAAACGTCATACGCCTCAAACTTGAACTCGTAGAAGATGTTAGGTTCTCCTAATCGTTCTACTAACCGTTCATAAGACGCATCAATATATCCCTGTAAACAACTCATGACAACCTCACTGGGGAAAGGAGAAACAGTGAACCCCGAAGGTTCCTAGTCGAGAGACTCCTGATCTCCTCAAAACTGAGGGGAGAAACAGTGAACCGTAGTTCCTATTCCGACTCCAGATGTCCCTGGGGGACAAGCAGTGGACCGAAGTCCCTAGTCGTGAGTCCAGATCTCCCCAACTCACAATACACATTGTACCTGTTTTGGAAACAAAGTCAACACTTTTTTGACTATTTCTTAGACTATTTTGTTATATCAAAATTACTTTTTATAGGAGCACGTTCGACTGCCTTCAACCATGCCACGGGTTCTTTGATCACTGGTCGAGTGTACTTCAGTTTATGCTTTCGGAACGATTCCTTTAGACCCTTTGCTTCCGCCTGACCTAGGAACCGTGACACCAGTTTGAGCAGTGCCCAACGGAACCGATAGTCGTGACGATTGAATCCTGCAGCATGTGCCAGTTCATGTAGGATCACGTACTTGTTGGTTCCCGACTGACTGTCGAGTTTGATCATATTACCATAGCAGAGACCTGCCCATGACCTCGACTTGAATTCATAGAGATTGACTTTCTTGTATGCCTTGCGAACACGTCGCATGTCCATATCGTCGTTAGCAAACTGCTCCCACAGTTTAGACTTGAGCACTCGTTTCACAAACTTCTCGCAGTCTTTGAACTCCATCCTCTCTCGCACGTGGGGAAAGTTCTGCTCGAAGTCCCACTCTGCATTGTAGGTCTTTTGACGTTGAGAGTCACGGGTTGGTAGTCGAGACTTGCGGCGGACATAGTCGTCGTAGTCCCATGCTTGGGTCTTGGTCAGACCCGCAGAAATTGCTTTGCGATATGCTACTGTCATGCCTTCTTCTTTCTCACCGTCTTCTTAACCGGAGTCTTCTTGACAACTGCCTTCTTCTTGGCAACTGCTTTCTTCTTGGTAGGTGCCTTTCTTTTGGTGGGTGCCTTCTTCTTGGGGGGTTCCCAAGTCTTTGCGAGGAACTCCTCAACGGACAACCCACACTCACGAAGTGCTTTGTGAAATCTCTTTACGTCCGACATCTCCCATGAGTTGTTAATGAACGATCCAAAGTGGTCTGCTACTTTATCACCCAACTGAATGTTTTCTTCAGTCTCTTTATCGAAGATGTAGCGCACCTTCTTGGTGAAGTTTAACTTGACGATTTTAGACATAGGACTCCTTACGCAATACCGTGAATGATACCGATTCGTTTCTGTTTATTGACGACAACCGTCACAGTCGAACCGACAGGACGTTCGGGTTCACCTTCGTAATCAAGGTAGGTGAGTTCCTCGAACACTCGTTTACCGTACTTAGTGAACTCGACCAAGTAGGTACGCCAGACATGTCGACGCAAGTACTTTTCAAAGTCTTTCAGGGGCATTATGCACACTCCTCTATAATTGGTTTGGCAATCAAGTAAACACCGACTGCACTAGGGACATCACCGAAGTAGTACTCACTGGTGAGCAGTCTCCACTTGGCAAGGTACTTGACCTCAGAATCATCTGCACTGTCGATTGGTGGGAACCAAACTGCAACCTGTTCACCACGGTCACCAATGACCTCACCAAGACGTGTTGGATGCATCGCACCCGAATTGATCTGAACTACACGACCTTTCAAATTCTCCATAACAACTCTCCTCTCATTCAATACAAACATTATCGCACATGTTTCAAAAAAAGGCAAGAACTATTTTTGTTAATTTGTCACAATCCGACATATTCGTGCGAGAAGCAATCCCTAGCTGCGTGTCTCAGCATGAGATCCTCACTGAATCCTCCGAACCCGATCCCCTGCTCGATTCTCTTAATGTAGTCATTGCGACCACCGATCTTGTTCTTTGATGTTGCTCTCCACTTAGGGGATGCCTCTCGATACGCACCTAACTTAGGATGGGCAACCTTACTGAAGTATCTCTTGCCCTGAGACAGAAGGATCTCACCAATCGACTCTGACAGTCTCACTCCAACACCCAAACCTTGAAAGTCTGGAAGAACCACTGTCCGGTGCTCTCTCCAAGCACGTTTGAGTGACCCACTGGGCATCGAGATTACACTAGAAAATCCGATAGGTCTGCCGTTCCAGATTGCGATCCAGCAGTGTGCACCTGAATTAATGTCTCCCGTGAGATAGTGATGTTCACGGAACATTGACCACGCCTCGACCCCGCAAGGTAAGACTTCCACCTCGATGTCGGGTCGCCGAAGTAACCTCCGATCTTCACAGGTCTTCGTATCAGTGTCGAAGATCCAATCGGGTTCCAACCATTCGATGATGTCATAGTGACACGATGCGAATACAAGGTTCTTAAGTCCCTTCCGTTTGACGTATTTGTTGATCGCAACCGAACAGGATCGAGCAACGTTACGATCGACCACTGAGGTGTACTCATCGATCACTGCACCATCACCCAACTGACGTGCGAGGTCTGCTCGAAACTTCTCACCATTGGATAGCACGTGATAGGGTTTCAACCAAGACGGAATCGAGTTGAACCCAACTGCAGAGAGACGGTCTTCTGCATCTTCTGCATCCTCGAAGTGAGAGCAGACTGCCTTGTCCGGATTCCATTCCCCTGGGGACTCAGTTCCGAACTCACTCAACAGGATAGACTTACCCGTACCCGACGGTCCTACAATAAGACCAATGCCCCACTCATCTCCGATCGTTGATACACGATCTATGGTGGGGATCTCGATGGGTTCGAAGGTAGACACCCCCGTGAACTCGTAATCGAATGCTCGACTGATTTCGTCGGTGATGCTGTCTGTCTGTACTTGAGATGTTTTCATAATAAAAATAGGGGAGCAGTCCACATACCTGTCAGTCGGAATCTTCGCAAGACCGACTCCCCTCTTAACCTATCGTTGCTCTACAAGACCAATGCCGTCACAAAAGTAACAGTCTTCTTCATCGACATAACCGTAACCTGAACACTCTGGGCACGTCTCATCGAGATCCTCATCTGAGTAGTCGAGCATGTCTTCGGTGTTCTCCATCGTCATCAACTGGGGATTGAAGGTGACCATCTTGGTGGTCATCTCGACGATGCGATCGATCGAGTAGTGAAACAGATCGTTCTCGTACTTACCCTGATAAAGTCGACCAGTAGTGAAGGGTAGGACGTACTCGAACAGCTGTGCGTCGATGGCACCTTTGTCACGTAGGAACTTCAGGGCACCGGATGTGTTGTTGCCCATCCCGTTATTGTAGAAGTCATACCGCAGTCGACCTGCAGCACGGATCATTTCACCTGCAACTGTATCGCACTTACCTTCTCTAGGAACTAACTCTTCCCAGATTCTTTCAAACGTAGCACTCATCGGGTTCTCCCTTTCAGTAGAGCATGAATTGCTTTTGCTTCCTTGCCTTTGATCCGACGATCCTTGTCGATCTGTTTCTGAACTGCTTGCTTGTTATACTTCATTCTACCACAACCTCCACACGGTTGTCAAATTCACCAGCACCAGCAACCTCGAAGGGGACGTACATGATTCGACCCACACGTTGGATGTCGTGATCGATAGAACCAGTCACAGAGTCCTTGACGAAGACGGTGTACCCGTTACACATGTAGACCTTGCGAGGGGCAGTGTAGTGGGGTTTTGCGTAGATCTCACCCTTCTCAAGAACCTCACCAACCAAGTAAGAATCGGGACGATCGGGCATCGGTTCGAAGTCGTATGCACGGATGATGTCTCCGACGTTAGCAGTGTTTTCAAATTTCAACATAATAAATCCTTAGTAGACGTAGGGTTCGACGGGGTGACCAGCTGCAAGATTCATTGCGGCATAGACAAACATCCAGAGAATTGCTTGACCGAAGATCACTTCGGCAATTCGTTGGGGGGTTGCGGGTTTCAGTTTAATCATTGAGAGCAATCTCCATCCTGGGACCAACAAACTCGTTCAGTCGACGTTCAACCTCTTGAAACATCAAAGTGTACTTGCGTCCTTCAAGTTGACGGATGCGCATCGGGCACACTTCGTACTTGAGTTTCTCATCGTACATCGCAATCTTTTCTTCGTAAGTCATAATCATCTCCTCATCAACAGTACCTATTATACTGATTTTGAGAACAGAGTCAACCCTTTTTGAAAACTTTTTTATGGTAATATTACCAAAACATCTCGGTCAACCAGCCTTCGGTGGCGTATGCCTCGATCTCCCAAGGTTGACTACGGTAAGGGATCATCACGTCTTCAGGGATGTGATTCTTCTTCCATCGAGTCATGTCACCGTTCAACTCTTTGCGAATGAACTGCTTTGCATGAACCAACTCATGGGCAAGGGTCTGTGCGATCTCACCTGCACTCTGGTTGGTGTTGATCTGGATACCGATCAAGTCGGTGTCCTCAAGGTGACACAATCCCATCTCTTCGATGGTCTTAGTGAAATGAACCACAACGTCGATCTCTCGTTTGAACGGACGGGGCAATAACTCATTCACCACATTACAGGCAAACTCTTCGTACCGTTTGCGGTTCTTGACTCGACCTTGGAAGTAGATATTGATCACGGGTCACCTCTCTCAAATACAGTAGTATTGTCTCACAGACAGGGGGTGGGGTCAAATGAAATTTTGGAATACAATATATTCCTATTTTTCATCCTTTAGGTTCTGAGGGTACGAGTTCTGAGGTTTGTACAACTCGTAGAGTCGTGCGTACATGTCCCGATCAATGGTCATATTGCGCAACTCATACTTCAGGTTATCGACGTATAACCAGAGGGACATGCCTCCAAGTCCAAGTAAGATCAACCCATAAAATAGTAGTGTTTGATTTTCCATCTCATCTCCTCATAGACGCAAGGTCTTTCATCTGTTGTTCGTCGATCACCGGAATGGCATTCGACTTGTGCATTGTACCGATACCCTTGACTAGGGTACCAGTGTATCTCTTTGGTTCGACTTTGGTGCCGACACCATTGCCAACGGAGAAGTCGTCTCTACTTGGGTACTGTGCGAGTTCCTGTCGTCTCTGCTCTGCATAAGAAAGGATGCGCGACGGTTTCGTTGACTCGATTGGACGGAACGGTGGCGGTTGGTACTTCTCATAAACTTCTCCTTTGGGTTTCACTTTCTTAATCTTACGACCACTCGGGGTATGTCTCATTGAACCGTGGATCATAACTCTTTCTCCATTCGACGCAATATCTGTTGCATTGCACCCAACTCTGCTGTAAGGAAGTGCAATTTGGTGTTGGGTGTCATGTTATCAACAGGCAGATTCCGGATCTGATCCATCTTCTCGTTGATCTCTTCCTTAACGATCTTAAGCACTTGCTCTTTCACTCTTTACCTCAAACCACTCTGGCACTGGACGGTTAGTCCAAAGCATAGTAAACCGATCTTGCTTGGTCTGGTAGAATGCACGGTATGACTTGACAGGGTCAGACATTATGCACTCAGGGTTAGAACCCATTGCAAGTTTGAACGGGGTGCGTTCTACCTGGGGGATTGCCGCAGGTGGAGTTTGTAATATATCACGCAGTAGAGTGTCTGTCAAGTGCTTCTTACCATATCGATAAGTATACTCATCACAGAGAGCAACAAAGTGCCGGTAGTGCCAGATGTAATTGCAGACGGATTCCATTGTCCAGACGGTACACGGGTGGCCGTGGTGGACTGCTTTGTAGAGTTTGTCCTCTAGGGTGGGATGATCATAATATTTGATCATGGTCTTGCCAGACTTGGATGGTTTGCGGTATACTTGACCGTCTAGCATTCGATGTGCCGTAGACAGCATTTGTGCCGACTCGACCACCATCTTTGGTATGTGTTTATCGCATTGCTCTTGCGCAGCTATGACAGGATCTTCGTTCAGTATAAAAATATTCATATAGTATATCCCCCATTAGGTTAGAATATTGTAACAGAAGATTTTTAGTCTGTCAAGCCCCCAACTTGTATAAATAACCGTATGACTACAGATTTATTTGATTTTGGTTTCACTGCCGTTGACGAATCGGAACTAGAGGCTGCACAGCAACTGGAGACGGTTACGTCGACTGTGGACGAAACTCAAGATCGACTCGATCGACTGTTCAATGCGATTCAACCACTGTTGACCAATCTCAAGTTAAACCCTGAGAAAGAGTACATCCTGTGGCCGAATCGATTGGAGAAGATTGAGGAGTTTGAAGCATATATTCAAAACATCTATAAGGGATCCTAACCAATGTTTTACAATCCAAAACTAGAATCTATTCAGTCGAATAGTTCCACGCAAAAGTACGTATCCGAAATGAGCAAGGAAATGCTTGCTGGCAGACTTGAGGGATGCGTCAAGAATGTAACTACCAATCAAGGCAAGTACCTACGCACATGGAACGGTGAAGTTGATGTCGTCGAAGAGGCAATATCACGTGCACCAATGTTCGCAAACGTATTAAAGTCTCGTGGATACAAGAACATCCTTTTTGTCGGTCACTTTAATGACCACCAGACATCGTGGATTCTGGACAAGTTTGCTGGTCGTATGATCGATCTTGTACCAGAAGAACGTGGAGATGCTCAGACATATCCAGATCTAAACGTAGTTGTACAATTCATTCCAGTAATAATGAAAGAATTCGGATACGAAGATTCGTTTACTGTAGCACGTCCGTCAGAGAGCAAGCACCAAGGTGTTATGCACGAAGTATACTCTGAATGCGGAGTTCCTGTATCTCCTTGTGGTCCTCAGTACAAGCATGGACATCAATCTTTCGGTATGGAGCACTCCGGTGAACCATTCGATGCGGTTGTCTTCCTAGGAGTTCCAATGAGTACTCCGGATGTCGGTTTCGAAGAAGATCTAGTACGCAGTGTGTTCGCACCAATGTGTACAGAAGACTTTGAGATGGTTGACCTATACTATGGTGCACCATCTTCAGTTAAGTGGCAGAACGGTGAAGAGAAATCTTCCCTACCAGAAGTACAGTCTGCCTTTACTACTCGTGTTTCATGGGATCATGGATTTGCCCGTCAAGGCGGTTCCCCAGAAGAGTTTGACATTATGGCACGTATGTTTACCGTTTACTAACGGTAGGAACTTACCCGACAGTGAAAAAAAGAGGGGGACGCAAGTCCCCTTTCTTTTATATGCAATATAAGATACCACCTAGAACACCACACCATATCAAGACATTTGGATAGTCTATCCAGCAGTCCTTAAAATCAACGGCAGTGTACCGGATGAAATCTACAGTGTATCTAAGATACTTCGTCACCTTCTGGTTCATTGATTGTCCCCACTTCTATCTTTACATTCTTAGGTAAGATTAGTTTTATATCTGAGTGAACGTGATGTATCACGAACTGCGTGTTACTGAACTCTTGAAAAAACTTAGACCAGATCGGTCTCCAGTTAGATGCCATGCGGTGCACGTTCAAGGCACTGCGATCTGCCTGTAAAAAGTTGTCAGTATAACTGGCAAGGTTCATATCGAACATAGCATCGAATCCGTATATGTGAACTTCGGTTGCTCTCATGATACGACAAGCATAGTCAACTGCCATGTGACCGCATGAGTAGTTCGATGCGGCATCTGCCAACTTTTGCCCTGGTAGTCTTGCGTATGGTGGTACGTGGGTATGAAACCCTTTGATGTTTTGAGAATATTTTAGGTAGAACGTCGGGTTCTTTTCCATCCATCGACGTGGACGTGTGCCTAGAATCCAATCATAGTGATCTAGTTGAATCTCACCTCGTTCAAGTGCACCCATGATCTTGAAGTCTACCATACAAGACGCAAAGACCTCGTAAGGTGTCAGAGGGAGAGGGGGCATGTTGCAAACAAGGAGTTCTCCCTTCACACCACGTTCGAAGAGAGGCCAACTGTCACCGTTGCCCAGTATGTGAACTGTTCTCTGTTTCATCGTTCACCCTCTTTATGAAACGATCCGTAGATGCAGTGTGCTAGTTCATGTCCCCAAGTAGACATTCGATTGGTGTCTCGAACACTCCTTGGTTCCACTACGTATATATCGCAACGTTTTACCTTAGTCAGATCTCCCTTTGGATGTACCCATCGAGCAAGACCATCGACCTCTTGCTTGCTAAAGTCTGCGTCCTCCAAATACTTGTTTAGAGCACGTTCTGTTGGAAACGTCTGAATTCGAATATCGATGTACTCTCCGGTAACATCGTGCGTCTTGGTGATGCTCTTCTCTGTGGTGTCGCAACTGGATAGTACCAGCAGCAGGACAACTAGAGATCCTAGTGCTTTAATATTCATACCTGACAGCATGTCCTTTCTCTGTTAGTAGGGTGTTGATCATGGTCTCTCCTAGATATATCTCACCTAGGATGCGACCATACTTGCCTTCCTTGAATGTTTTTAGTTTTATTTTGGTACCAACAGGTGCGACCTGATTCACGAACTCCTTTGCGGCAAGTCCTTTCTTTTTTTCCTCAAGGTCTCTCGTGCGAGATTCCCAAGCATCAATACCGAAAAGACGAATGCGCTGGTTGTGGTAAATAAGACCAAACCCAAGATCAATATCAACGTCGACGGTATCACCATCAACCCATCTACGAACTGTCGCATTGTATTCGTACATTTACTCCACATCTGGAACTATCGAGTAGGCAACCTCCAAGATATCTTGGTATTCAGCAACCTGTTTTAACTCGTGTTCCAGAGCCTCCATTACGTCTGAGTGTTCACCGATACCAGCAGGATTTTGTAAGTATACCTCTACGTTTGCTTTATGCATAGAGATCTTACCTTTCATATGTGCGATAGTCGCATCAATCATTCTATTTCTCAAAGTTTTCATTACCCTTCCCTTGCTTTCTCTATTGCACGAGAACCGAACCAGAACGATATGATTGCCGCAAAGATTGCTTTGGTGTCATCATCCCATAGGATGTTTAATGCTTGCGTCAGTGACATACCGTCGTTGACTGCTTCTCGTAATAATGTAATTTCTATTGTGGTGAACAGTATGAAAAAGGCATACGTGATCACCGGCCTTACCGACTTCTGCAATCCGGACATAAATCCTGTGCCCTGAGAAATTGCAGTGTCGTGTGCCAAGAGTGCCTTCTGCTCTTCGTGCAGACCCATCTCTTGAAACCTTTTTATCTCATGGTCGTACCCTTTCATCTGGAGTTCTGCCATCTTCTCCATCTTCTTGAGTTCGAACTCCATCGTTCTTTTGGACTTGTAGTGTTCTGTGATGGCTGGTACTACCGAACTACCGAATCCAAGGATCGACCCTATTAAACCACTTAACATATCACTTCCTCCAATATTGACCTACCCACTCTTGTGGTTCGTAGGTCTTTCTAGGGGTTACGACTGTTTCCGTCATAGACTGTTTAATGCTTGGTCGTCCGTGGAAACAGACAATAGATGCACTCCCAATGTTACTTGGGTACACTTCATACTTATATGATTTTATCTGTTGCGGAAATGCTCTCTGCAATAAAACTCTCTGTATGGTGGGTATTGTGCTCTCCAGATATTCACCGTCTCCTCGATAGGTTTTCATTGCTTGCTCTTTACCGATCTGCCACTCGTGCCACACCCAGACCATTGTCGAAGATTCCCAAGACATGATAGGAGACTGCAGTTTACCCTTGAGGTATTGTTGATGATCATTGGTTGCACCCAGATCTTCCACACCCGCAAACTTACCGTCATATGACAGCAACCAATCGATGTTGCCTGTGATCACAGTGTCCAAGTCAAAGTAGACAACCCGTCCATCCATTCGACCATCGAACAGTTGGAGTTTATTCCACCATCCTTCGAGACCACCTCGAAGTGGGACAGTAGATACTCCCGGAATGATTCGGTCGCTATAGCATACGAACTTGTGAGGCACCGTAGTGTTGCGTTCTACAGATGCTTTCAAAACATGTACGTACTCTTTGGAGAATTTGTCTCCCCATAGCACACAACAAACTGTGATCATATTATCTCGTAATTGCTGTCAAAACCATGTTTTGCCAGACACCCTCTCTCGTTTTGGACTGTGGTGAAGTCGTCCTGTGCGTATGCACAGTACGGGTAGTGTTCTTGTAACCAACCGAATCGACTTAGATGTAGATAGACATCCGGTGTGTTTGCCTCTTTCCTCGCACGTTTTGTGAGGATCTTGGCACCCATTGGTGTAACTATATATGCGTGAGTCCCGGGAAAGTATGGTTTAGATACGAGTCCACCCCACCCAATCGTTGCTGGAGTATTGAACTTTCCGTAGGATGGTGCTCCTATGTTGCCACAGAAGTTAGGAAGCACGGTTGGTAGAGGCGCAGTGATCACTGCGTCGTGCTCGAACACTGCAATAGGTTCGTTTAGATGCATGCATGTATTCCACAAACTGTAGTGGGATAGGAAGCATGCGATTTGATTCTCTAGTCGTGAGTAGGTGTCATTGAAGTGCTCTGTGCTGATACCTGATCTCTCACATATTTTGAAAACGTCATTCTTAGGTGTGATTGCCGCAAACTTTTCGACAGATACTCCATGAAGTTTCCCTGACTTGATACATCGATCGGCTGCCTGTTGTGACTTTGCATGCCCACCGATAGCAATTACAACTGCTCTCATATAGTTTCCTTCAGACAAAAAAAAGACGGGACATGCCCGTCTTTCTATTTAGAGTATGCGCATTATAGTGATGTTACGAATTCGTCAATCTCTTCTGCTTGTGCTGGAGATAGGAACTCTTTCCAGATTCCTACTTTTTCGACAAGACCTGAATCAGACCATTCACGTAGTGAACGGACTTCTGACTTCTCTACAGCAACGTCGATACAACCTAGATCAATGCTCTCTTTTTTCTGACCAAAACTTTCCAACTCCGGATTGTCTTGTTGAGGTAGTACACTGAATACGAAATCCATTAGTACACGTTGAGGTTCAGCAACCAACTCTTCGTATGATATCTCTTTCTCGAATACGACATCTGAGACTGCCGATTCGAATTCTGCTACCATACTTAAACCTAGACTTGAATCACGGAAACCTTCCCATGACATTTCTGGTTCGAATGTTTGCCATACCTGAACTAGGGCATCTTTCCAATCACGACGGATTAGATAACGACGGTCAGTTGTGCACTGTAGAAGTGCCTCTTTGCTGATACCGTCTCTTGCTGGAGTATAATCTAATGAAGTAGTCACTACAGGTTTTAGGTTAACGTGATGTGCTTCTACAGCAACTTCCAAATTTGTACTACCTGGAGGAACTGCTTTTTCAGCACGAACCCACATGCCGTACATGTTCTGTAGAAAGTCTGCACCACAACCTGCACCACCTACTAGTACTTGATCCGACAGATCACGCATAGATATTGCTTCAGACATATTTCTTTCCTTGTTTGAACGTTCTAAGAATACTGTGATGTGTCCATACTCTGGCCAGTGGTCACCATCACAGTTTAATTATTTATAAAAAAACCGGACCCGAAGTCCGGTTCTTGTGGATTATTTTTGCTCTTCTTTCCAAATAGTCCATAATCCGTATAGAACACCAGCATATGCTACCAGTGAGATCAAGGATTCAAAGAGAATGTAACTACCACAGACTGCGACGATTACTGTCCCGTCCCACGTGGTTCGTTCACCGATTCGTTCGTTGACCCATTCCTTTGCTTTTGCTACCCATACAGCTGCTTGTGTAAATCCCCACATTATTTGTTATCCCTATAGTCGTTGAGTGTGAAGTTTGTGCCGTGCATCTTCATAAGATCACGTTCGTGGTTGGTGTAGACTAAGACTTCCGGATCATCAACTAGGAAGTCACATTCTTTGCAGAAACCAGGATAGTCTCCTGTCTTGTGCTGTTGCCTCAGTTTTTCATATTCTTCACCGAAGAAAATATCTTCGATAGTATCGTCTTGACAGTGCCCCAGAACGGCCTCTTCGTCCCGTCCCAGTACCTGACAACATGGATGTACAGCCCCATGTTTACCGTCAAGACCGCCAGCACGTATAACCACATCGGGACTAAATGGTCTACCACAACTTTTTACCTTTCCTGTTCTTGCATTATCACCAATTTCGTATGCTCCTGACCAGTTGTGCATCTTCCAGATCTCTGTCTTGACACCCAACTCTTCGACCAGTGCTTTGTATTTGGTTAGTTCTTCATCAATCTTATCGTTGTCTGTGATAAGGTGATAGGTTGACACTACGCAATCTGCGCCTGTTTCGTTTACATAGGAAACCATTTCCTGAATGTTGCGTTTGATTTGTGCGTAGTGCCCACCTACAGCGTTGTACATCCATTTGGTGTAGTCTTGTTCGTCTGACCCAATGAATGAAAACCGATAGAAGTCCAGACCTGCGTCGACACAGTCTCGCATGTACTGACCTTCCATTTTAAATCCGTTCGAGAAGATGAAGCACTTTGCCCCATACTTCTTCACTACCTTTATATATTCAGGTAGGTTCTTTGCCATTGTTGCCTCACCAGAACCATCAAGGTTCACGACACGGAGTCCATGCTTCGCACAGTCTGCAACGTATCCCTCGAACTCATCGAGTTTCATGATGCGACGGAACCCTTTGTGACGACCACCTTCACGCAGATCTTGTGGGCACATGCTGCAGGAATAGTTACACCCTCCAGCAACCTCGATAACCGCACGATCGATCGTGAATGTTTCTCTAGTCATTTCCATAGTATTTACTCAATCTTGTTTCGTAATCAACTGCTCTTTTTTTAGTTTCACCTAAGAGAGTTCCCATGTTATTTATCCACCACCAAGGACTGTGCATCTCATGAGGTTCTAACTGCGGATGCATTCTAAGTGCATTTGGTGTGTGATATTTAGTGACACCTTCACCTGACGTTACTGCCAAAGGTCTAGCAAAGTTCTTTGCGACGTAGTGCCAGATGCCATCATAGCACAGTACCAGTCTCGATGTAGAGATCAGATACATTGCCTCGGATGCTGGTGTACGATATGATACTTCATATACCTCAAACCCCAGTCCTTTCAGATGGGCAATTGCTCGTTCCCAGTCATCGTTTGTGAATAAACGTTTCCACGTCCTTGGAGTCTCTGCGTTCCATGTAGGTCTCCAAATGGTGATCCGATTATCCACGTAATCTCGAAATGCATCTTTTCGAAAGATCCAATCGTTGTCTGGGGCACGGCCACCTTGTTCATCGGTATACACACCAGACTCGAAGTAGAATCGTGCTTTTGCTCTATGAATAGATGCAATCCTACTCGTACCATTCTTCTCCTTAACCACATCATCAAAAAACTTCCAGTCTCGATATCTGCCTTGCGCATTATAGATGTGGTGGACTTCTACACGATCCTTGTCGTGGTAAAAGTTATGGATGTAGTCACACCTCTCGATGATTGTCTCGGGATCTTCAAAGTGGTGTAAATATTCAGGACCATGCTCCCAATGGAACTCTAGGTTGATTTTCCTGACATTATAGTCTGCGGCATATTTGTGGCACGAGTTAAGTGCCCACATAAAATCACCTACACCCGGTGTACCTCTCCAGGTTACGAGTTCCGACGGTTTCATTAGTTAGTCTTAATACTCTTTACTTTACGTGCTGATCCAGTAGAAGTATATAGACCAAACCATGCGGCACCTGCACCGACCACGACAGAGATAAGACCTGCCTGTGATGGGTTCGGTTCCGGTATAGTCATGAACCACTTAGTGGTCTCAATTAGTAGATACAGATATGTACCGATGAATGCACGAGGGAAGATGCGGTAGGCATCGATCACATCTGCGAATTGCATTAGGGTTTCGAACTTATTAGCAACGGCAGTCTTCTGAGTTGTATCTAACTCAATCTCAACTTGTAGTTTCTTCTTCTCTATTGTTGGTACTGCTGTCTCTGTTGTTTCTTCAGACATTTAACTAAACCTCTTTTGTATCCATTTGAATATGGCATATATGGACAGTCCGTAGAATGCGAGCACGCTCATCGGTAAACCAATGTAAATCAACTCCCATGGGTGAAGGAATAACAATTCCCACGAAAGATCTACGATTGCCTGTACATCACTTGTCCTAGAAACATCTGAAGTCATGTCCATGGCAAGATCGTATTCTTCTACAATCCCATTCCATGTGTCGATGTCTAGACAGACCTGATCGTCTGGGCAGATAAAGCCCTCTTCCATCACTTCACCTTAAAATCTTGAGGGTCACCGTTGACTAGTTCTTTTGCTTTGTCTTCCCAGATGAATGGGAATAGTCCGTGCACGAATGAGACGAATGCAATCGTCCATGCTCTGTATAGGTGCTCGAAATAGTTGAGACCCACGTCCTTTAGATGACTCATATATTGCCTTATTATTATTTTAAAAATGGGGGTCCGAAGACCCCCGATCGAAGTTGCGTTAGGGTTCCTAGAAAACCTTCACATCATACTTCTGTTCCCACATCTCGGCGTCCAGTTCGTCATTAACCATAGGACGACCGCGAATGTTGAGACTTGTGTTAAGTAACATAGGCACTCCGGTTCGATCGAAATACTCCTCGATCACTTTTCGGAATACCGATTGACAATCCTTCCTTACAATCTGAACACGAGCAGATCCATCAACGTGTGTTACTGGTGCATAATCATGCTTTGCCCAAGACGTGAACTGCATGTACTCGTTCATTGGACCATCAAAATATTTGTGCGCAAACTCCTCTAGGATAGCAGGAGCAAACGGACGATACTTCTGTCGTCTCTTAATTGTGTTGACCGTATCCTGTACGTCGTATCTCACATCGGCAATAAGAGACCGATTGCCAAGTGCTCTAGGACCGAACTCAGCCCTTCCATTAGCAATACCACAATAACGATATTCGAGCAGATGATCAACGACAGCACTGGGATCAATAGGATTGGTAATATCATATCCCGCATATGGACTCCAAATAAGTTTATCCTTACCTGTTGCTTTTGCCCATGAACGTGCGGCAGTACCTAGACCTGAACCAGCATCCGTCGGTGATACTGCAATGTGCACTTCGTCGAACAACTCAAACAGACGTGAGTTGATTACGACGTTCTGTGCGCACCCCCCAGAGTAACACAACTTGCTACCATATTTAGCAGCTTCACGCATTATACCCATGATTGCATAGTCTGCGAAGTCTTGGACGGCACGTGCCGCAACCTTGTCTTCTACTGAGAGGATCTTTTCTTTGAATGATGATCTCCACTTCTGACGTGCTTTCTCTCGTGGAGATGTTTCGAAATCACCTACTGCGATACCTTTCTCGATTTCTGGTGCAATGTCTTCAAGGTTATCGTACCAGTTGATCAACCATTGAGTGATGCCCCAAGATTCTTCGTCGGTCTCGTGGTATGCAGATAGACCCATGACCACGTACTCATCCTCAAGTGGACGCAGTCCCATAATCTTAGTTGCGGTTGTATAGACTAGACCGACAGACTTCGGGTAGTGCCACTCTTTGATCAAATTGAAATTGTGATCCATGATGGTCGCAGTCTGCAACTCACCGACACCGTCAATCGATACTAGGACAGTATCCTCAGATGAGTCCCAAGGACGGGTGTAGAATGCGGAAGCACAGTGCGACTCGTGGTGTAAGTGATTGACATCAAAGTGTTGTGCGTTAGGAATGATGAGACGGTTGAAGGTCTCTTCTGCGGTGTCCGGACGATCCTTTAAATGATCTGTAGATCCCGTGACACCGATGCCTCCACGCATATCAAACTTGAGGGTTTGGTCTTCGTAGAAAGAAACATGGTCGTCTTCATCAACCATGTCCCAGAGAACTTCCGGAAGGTGAGGATCGTTTTTCTTTTTGGAGTAACGTTCCCCGTGGGTTGCGAACTCGACTACACCATCTTCGTTGATGATTGCGAATCCTGCGTCATGATAATATTCACTGTATCCTACGTATTTCATGCTTCATCCATACTGAGGTTAAACTTGTATTTATATAAAAAAAAGGGGGGTCACGAAGACCCCCCGACATGCTACCTTGAGCGGGAACTTACTGTCCTAAGACGTAGTCGTATATATCTTTCCAGTTACGCATCAACGGGAACTCACTGTTCTGATTGTAACCGTGTGACATTACTACAGACTCAAGACCTACCTTCGCACCTGCGACGGCATTCTCTACTTTGTCTTCTACCCACAGACACCCTGTGTCTCGATAGAACTCCAACTCTTCGTCCTTGTCCGCACCTGTGTCGAGATACACATACTTCTCGAAGACGGTAGGACCGAACAACTCTTGGAGATTCTTGGTACGCAGATGTTGCGCATATTCGTCGTTACTCAAAGAGGTGATTGCGTGAAACACGTAACCGTGTTCTTCGTGCAACTTTCGAACGTACTTGATTGCGTCACGGAGTGGTGGGATCTTTCGAACCGTCGCACTCTCGTTGAACATACGACAGAGTCGTCGTTTCTCGTTGCGTTCCAAACCGTACATGACACCTACGTCGTATACGTCTGGGTTCTTAATCGTATAGTTGTGGCGTTTCATCCACTGTTGAAATGCGTACATCCAGTCTAACAAGACACCATCACAATCAACGAGTATTACTTTATCCCTCACGGGGCAACTCCCTCCTCTCGAACGTTTTGCATAACAACATAGACCTCACTGGATGTCAAGCCCTCATCGTACAGGGCAACTTGCATGTTTGCCCAGTCCGGTGCATAATCGCACTGGTAGATATAGTGAGTTACGATGTCGTCGATTTTGATTTTCATTTCTTTAGTCATACCACCTTGCCCTCTCGTATAAATTTGTCGGCGTACCACTCCAAATCGTGTTTGTTATTGCCGAACTTTACTCCAATGGATAGATCGTCCTGGTACATCACTAGACGGTATTTAAATCGATCGGTTGGTGATTCATCGACCACCGCACGACGATTGTATTTGTAGTTTACTGCTTCGTACATATGCGTATACTATACCCCACTAAGTGCCATATGTCAACACTTATTTTTAAAAAATGTAATTATTACTGCGTTTTATATCTTCGGTCTTTCCAATGACGGAGCATGTCGACTTTCCACTCACCCCCAGTGTAGTGGCAGAATTTTGCCTTCTCGAAGAATTCTTCTTCGGATGCGTAGTGTGGAGAGTCGTTCCATGTCTGATTAATAGTCTCGACATCGAAGTCGTGCTTCATCAATTGAGAAGAGATGTAGGGTTGGTCGTTCATGATGGACATATGGAAGTTCCCAGTGTAGCACCAGTCTTCCCACGGCATGAACAATTCACGTGCACGTAGGCGTGCTTCTTTTGTCCACAGAACGACACCCGTGTTCATTATCATTATCTTGGATGGTCTATTGGGGGGCATGACAGGGACGATCGGGCAGTCATGCATAGAGAACTTACGACAGAAATCTCTGTACGTATCGTCTTTGTAATCCCAAGAATTGTAACCACCACCATTGGCAGTGACAAAGTCTGACTCAAGGACACCGTAGACATCGGCACCAGACTCCATCACATCGAATATATTTTCTTCTGTATTGACGACGATGTCAGTGTCTGCGAACAACACATTGTCGTAGTCATCGAAGATTGGGTCTAACCAGACACGAGCACACTCGTGTAGTAGGGAAGTAGAACAACCGTGTCCTTTAGTTGCGACACGTTCGTCTGAATAGAAATGCTTGGCACCTATCTTTTCCGCATAGTCCTCGAAAGACGTTTTGGAAATGTCTGCTACCTCTTGGTATAGTTGGGATCGGGTGCCGTCGTATCCTTTAATGTTGCCTCGTTTGTCAACCTCATTGGTGACAATCATATACTGGAATATTGCGTTCTGGGACATTCTCTAACCTTGTCATAAGTCGTTCGGCACGATTGCCTACTTGACGATACCATCTCGAATCACGACCTTCAATTGCCGCATTCTTCCAATCACCCATTTCTAGGTGACCATACATTTTCTTAAACTTACTTAGTCTTGGTCTACCAAGGTTAAACATCATGTTGACCAAGATCTCTTTGACCTCATCTGGAAAATTAGACCAGCTGTGTCCGTATAGCACACCACACTCTCTGAGGGACACGTCGAGATCTGCTTCGAATGCCTGTGCAACTCTTTCTTCGGATATCGACGTTCCCACTGGGAACCCGTACTCGGGGTCACTCTTTGTGATGAGATGTCCAACACCGAACGTGGGATAGCCGAGATGGTCTCTGTAAATCTCATACACTACTCCTTCGTCAATCTTTAACTGTTCGTAAACAGACTCTTTGCTAAAACTTTTCATATCATTTCGGTGCGAATATGTAGTCGTTCCTCACGAAGTCTACCAGTTCATATTCAATCTCTTTGAAGAACTGTAGTAGATCTTGTCGTGCATTGAAGTTGGGTAGACTGTCTCGTTGAGAGTGAAACTCTAGCATGATTAGAGGTCTATGCTTTTGTATCAACTCGATGCCACCATGCAGTGCCTTCAGTTCAGCACCTTCAATGTCTAACTTTATGAATCGCACGTCTCCTTCAATTGGATAACTATCTAACTTTACTGACTCAACCTTTATTCTACCACTATCGTCCGGCAGCAGGTAACAGTGTCCCGATGGGTTACGGGGCATATAGGACAATACCTCATCTTTGTCACTGACTGCCTTGTGTACCAATGTTACGTTCGAGATGTCGAGTGCTGATATGTTGGCATAAAGACAGGTCAGCACATCCAACTGCATATCAAACGCATACACTTTATCGAAGTGAGAGGCAAACGGAATCGTGAAGAATCCATAGTTAGACCCAAGGTCTAATGCTACACCACCTCTCCCTGCGAGAAAGTTGTCTCTGAGCATCGGCCACAGATTACCGTGCCATTGCTCGAAATCTTTACTTAATGGATAGTTCTTAAAATTCTCTATTGCAAAGTGATCGTTTTCTTGTACTGTGCAATGCCACCCATTAATGTATTTTGCTTCCATCTACAACTTGACGACCAGTGCAGTCAAGATCCCTGCTAGAAGAACGTTGGTCATCAACAGTTCTAGTGCTAGGATTGTGTGGTACCAGATCCAACGAGTCTTGTATGCATTGTCCACAGAGATGTCCTGTGGGTCTGGATCGTTATCTACTTTATTCACCTTCGCATGCTGAAACAACTTTGAAAAAATCATGCTCTTGCCTACACGTTAATTGTATTGTCTTTGCCCGAACCCTTCTTGATTGCGGACAGTTTATCTTCCCATTCCTTACCAGCAATAGACAAAGTAGATCTCACTCCGGTAACCATTTTAGGTGCGGATGTGGGACTGTGGTATCGTTCCCATTGTGGGTTGTCCGATTTCCACTGATCGTATTCGGATAACCGGAGAGACACTTCTGTGACCTCTCCGGTTTCCTTATTTTTAAACTCATACTGTGGCATTATCTAACCATCCAAAACGTTGATCATTCACTACGACAAAGAACTCAATATATGTCTCTGAAGAGATACGTCACCCCCTTATGCAGAAAGTTGTTGAATAGAAACTAGCAAATTTCGATAATTCGTCAGAGTCGTCGTTCGATTACTCTGCGAATAAAGTGCTTGCTTTCTCGTATCGTGTACGAACTTCTGTAGTTCGTTAATATCTTGGTTCAACTTTTTTTCTGATATCGACATAAGGTACTCCTTGTTATAGTTTTGTTTGTCGAATTATGAGATTTTACTCACGGATCAAGTTTGGATATGCCTCCTGTACAAGTTTTTTGGTTATGTAACGACACGGTGGTTTCTTTGCCACCATCTTTATCACGTACTCTGCATCCTCCGGATGAACGGATTCCAGTAACTGGATGAACTTATTCTCTCGTTGGAACGCAGGTAACGTCTCTCCCCGACCACCCTTAACAAACAAAGCAAAGTCTTTGTGTTTTCTGAGTAGACTACTAGGGACAGATTCTGGTTTATTGGGGGTGAAAGGTGGGCGTCCTTCGGGGAGTAGGAACTCCAAAGATTCGTCGAACGACCCACGGATGATATCTAGGAATGCCCAGTTATCGGAGTATTTTTTTAAAACATCTAGTCGATCTTCTCGACCATCTGCCTTCTTGAATTCTTCGAAAATTTCGAAAACTTCTCTACGATAGTTCGTAATCATACTATGCCTTCTCAATTTGATAGCAGACGTATCGTTTCCTCTCTATGAGTATGTCCTGTTTCGTTTGACAAGCAAACAGGAACTGACGTAGTCCGATATCATACCTAATGATTGTATTGCGATCTTGTCCAGTCTTTCTCTCTAGTTGAGCAATCCGACTGTCTTTTTGATCGATCACCTTTATATATTCATCATGTAACTCTGCTATGCTTACAACCCAGATCAGAGAGCACAGCAGGGCAGTTACGCCTACGGTATATAAAGTGCGCATTAGACCTCTCCTCTGTCTACATTTATTTATAGACAGAGGGGTCTTTAGTCGGGTAGTTTATCTACTTTTGTTTTGACGAATGTGCGTCCCTTCGTACTAAACAATCGAGACACAAAAGGGATGAACTTACCACCCTCTTCGGTCTGGTAACCGTGAAGGTGCGTGTTGCGTTCGGACGTGTAGTAGATATAGTTGCGAGCCGCACCACCCCACTCAGTGGTCTCTGTAAGTTTGTTATAACTCATTATGCATTTCCTTGATCAAGTCAATAGAATGGGTGAGACCGTTGATCTCACCCTCAAGTAACATCCACGAAGTCTTACGAGTCTCAATCTTCGTACTCGCAAGCACCTCATGATGTACGATGTCGATTTGAGACTGCAGGTATCTCACCTGACGCAGTCTCTCTTCGAGTCGTGCTACTAGCAGTTCTACGTTCACGCAGCGACTGCCATTTCAACAGCAAGTTCTGCCGCCTTCTTCTTCTTGACACCGTTAGCACCGTACCATGCAGAAGTCATACGACCGTCCGCAGAACGACCCAACTGGTGGTCAGTCAAGTAGGTCACAGAGTTGAATGCTTGCCACCATGAACCACGACCAAACTCTGCCCCTGGTTGAGTCTCTAGCAACTCATATGCCTTCTTAGCATTGGGTGCGAGATCACGGTACTCACGTACCTCATCCGCAGGTGACTGCGAGGGGAACAAAGAATTGTAGTACTGGATCAGTGTATCAGCAGTGAACTGCTTGGACGACAGGAACTGTGCCATCTCTTTGTACTGGTCGAACTTCTCGTGTGCGAGACCCAAGTGTTGCTTGACCATCTGAGGATCGAATGCACGACGGTGGTTAACCTTGATGCCGTTGTTCGCAGAACCCTTCAGTGCCAGAGATAACGTGTTCATGCACGTCACACGGATCGGAGTGAATCGGATGTCGATCGACTTACCGTACTCGTGTGGATTAGAGAACAGAAGGTACGAGTCCACTTGGTCACCCTTCAGCACGTCGAACGACTCTTTGATCTTTGCGAGTGCGTAGACGAACTTACCACCCTTGAGTGAACCCGCAGAGTTCATCTCCATGTCACCTGCAGCACAGTACTCATTGAAGAACGTGAATGCATCGATGTTCTGACAAGGTTCCCAGTTGCCACCCACCTGAGTGAGAACTGCGTTGTCAGAAGAACGTACCAGTGCTTCCATACCCGTAGGGATCAGATCAACACCTTCCTTTGCGGCATACGTGGGAACCTTCTCGACTTCCCAGTTCACACCTGCTTTCTCCATCATCTGTATCGGAGTCATGTCGTTAGACACCTCAGTTCCGATACCCCAAGGACATCCACCTACTGCGGCAGACGATTCGATTTGCAAAATATCATTCATCATTATATAAACTCCGGTCGGTATTTTTCGTACAGTTCTTTTGCTTGGTCACCTTGACCAGCTGCTTCAAGACGTTCCATCATGATGCGGATTTTGTGTGCCTCATCACGACCCTTAGTGTAGTAACGATGATCGTCACTGTAGTGATACGTCCAATCGTGGTTCTGGAGCATCTGCTCAAACAGATCCATTTCAACCTGGGTCATTACGCAACCTCCTTTCGTTCACGAGCATCCAAGATCATGTCACGGACATACTCACGGTCGATGGTGTCACCATCAAAGTCAACAGAAGGACGGTAGTTGAATCGGTCGATCATGCCTTGGCAGATCTCTGCGATAGTGAAGTCGTAACGGTAGATCGCCTCTTCACCAACGTAGAACATGTTCATGTACTCGATGAAGTCAAGGACTTCGGCAACAGTCAACTCTGGATCGTTGGGACGAAACGCACAACGGTAGTACTCAGTCACTGCGTGGATCTCTAAAATGTCACTCATAATCAACTCTCTCTTATCATCAAATTACAGGGTAATTGTAACACGATTTCAAAACGTCTGTCAACACATTTTGAAAAAAAGTTTTAGTGAATTGTACCATTATTTTCGGGGAATGAGAGCAGTGCTTTTTCGTGGATATCGATCTGCTCTTTCAGTAACTCCAATTGCTCCTCGACCGACAGACCTAACCTGGTTAACTCTTCTGCGAATCCGATATTGGTTAGGAACCCTTCTAGGAAACTCTCGACGACTAGATCGACTGCTTCTCCGATCTCACCTACTTGATACCATTTCATGCGACATCCTTATAATTGACATATGTGAGAGGGAACTGTTCACCATCTTGGTGCTGAATCCAAGTGCTCTTAGAAACAGGAGTGAGATCGAAGAACGACTTCGACTCACGGGTGCAGTGAAGGCAGTCACCTGCCGACTGAGCATAAGTGGGTTCTTCCCACTCCTCTACGTGGTCTGATTCCACGAAGTCGATAGCATCGACAACGGTCTCAGAGATGACGTACTCCACAGAGTACTCAGAAGAGTGCGAGATGCACTTAGTCACCATGTCCCACCACTGCGGATCGGCAATCTCCGCCGCAGACGCAGAGACGATATAGGTGGAACCCCCCTTGGACTTCCAGTACTGAGGGCACTCACCCTCACCGTCCCAATCATGGGCACCGTAGTTCTCACGGTACTGAGTGTGGAAAACAACACGAATAGACAGATTAGACATAACAAAACCCTCTTAAGTATAAAGTAGACCGTAACCGAACATGAATCCCAGTGCCATGCCCATCGCAATTAGGACACCCCAGGCAACGAACCCCTCACTAGAAATTTCTTTCTTCTTCTCAGGACGGGGTCGAAAATCTCTCATAGAACTCATAGAACATCTCCTTATCAACAGTACCTATTATACTTGTTTTGGAAATAAAGTCAACACTTTATTTGTGTGAATTTTACACATCTAACGAGGTATAGTTCTGTGTACGATACCAAGTTCCCACTGCATAGAGACCTTCATTAGCATCTTTACATTTTGCAGTATTCATCATGATACCTTGCTTTTTACCTGCTTCAGCACCAAACCCAATGTTAGGAATTCCATAAAGTTCTTCTTGCAACCCCACAGGAAATTCACTGACATCAATACCATAATCTGCGAACAGATCATCGATTACAATTTTAGACCATTCTTTCTTTTTACGAGGCACCTCTAATGCCTTATAAATTCGAACCATTAATTTTTTAGTAACACTCATAAATTACACTCCCGTACTTTACAGTACTCCTCAGTGACACGGGTGATGGTGTAGAGACGACCATCCGCCTCCAACACCTCAACGGTGGAACCGACGGCAAGGTTGCCGACGGCAAAGTTTTGGGTAACACAATCAAAAGATAAAGTCATTACGCAGCCTCCTTTGGGGCAAACAGTTTACCGAAACCTTCGACCAGAAGGTTGTAAGAGTAGACTTCGTATCTCCACTCGTGGTCGAAATCGTAGTCGTCAGTCTCAAGAGCATCAACCTCTGCTTTCGCATAACGTTTCTCAAAACCTTGGAGAGCATCAAGAGTGTCGTCAGTGCCCATGAAACCCTTGATGATTCGAAGTGCTTGGTTAAAGTCAATACCAGCATCCTTCATTTCTTCGATTTCACACTGAGTTTGGTAGATAATCCGTGCCATAACTATTTCCTTATCATCAAATTACATAGTAATTCTACTTGATTTGGAAACGTATGTCAACACTTATTTTCGAAATAAATGAACTTTTTTTCGGTAATTTATCACACTTCCGGAAGGTGCTTTGCGTGGATCTTACAACCGATGAATGCGTTGTAATAGTCGTCTCGCAGGAGTACGTCGTACTCGAACTGGAGTTTTGCTTCGTAGTAGGAACACTCTCCCTTGGTACGGCAGAGTTTGAGGATCTCACGTTTGTAGTTTTCAGGTCCGTGAGAGGCAACCTGTTCTTTGAGTTCTTGACTCGAACCGTAGTACTTCATCCAGTCAGACTCTACTCGTGTCTTCACACGACGCTTTCGAGTCTTGGTCACTGGCAGTGTTTTCGGTTTCCAAAAGAACTTCTTACCGATGTACTTCATTCCGGTATCAAGTTCTGTAATCTGGTAGACGAATCCCTGATAGAACTCAAGGAAGTCTTCGTCTGGAGTAAATTCTTTATCTTCGTATAACCACATGCAACTATATAGAGTTGCTGTAAACCTCTATGAAGTGTGGTTCACCGTTCGCAACGGTCTTGCTCCATTCTTCTGCCGCACCGTCATCTGCTTGATCACTGACGTACTTGTAGCATCGGAACTCGACACCAGCATCCTGACAGACTTTGGCAATTGCGTATGCCTCCATCTCAACCAAATCTGCTGGGATCGCAAGGTTAGGGTCTGCAACGAAATCGTCACCTGTGCTGCAGGTGAGTCCGTCCCCTTCCCCAAGAACAACCCCATTCTCGAACGGAGTCTGTCCTAGACTGTAACCCAGTCCAGCACACGACATATCTCGTTGTACGAACTGTGTCACCTTGTGGATACCACCATCGACAGTGATACCACCTGCGGTACCGAAATTCCAAACCACGTTCGGTTTGTGTCGTTCGATTAGTTTTGCGGCAGTGAGTGCCGCATTGACCTTACCGACTCCGGTAAAAAAGACGTTGTCCCATTGGGACATTTTTGGTGCCTCTAACTCTAAGGCAATGAGAATGATGTCTGACATCTTACTTATCATATGTTACTACACTGTAGGTTTTAATCTGTTGACCACGGAGTTGCTCCGTGCCACCCAAGTACTCTAGGTCGATGACACAACCATAGGAGATCTGCGAGACATCAAATGATTGTAATAGTTCTATGATAGCAAGTGCCGTCCCACCTGTCGCACTCACGTCATCGATGATGCATACCTGACTGTTCTTGTTCAGGGGTGCAGTCGTTTTGATTTCGAGTGTGCGTGAAGCATACTCGCACTTGTACTTGCGAGACTTCACGGGTGGGGGCAACTTACCAGGTTTACGTACGATGTGCAGAGGTATGCCTAGGTAAAGTGCAATAGGTGCACCCCACAGAAAACCACGAGCATCTGGTGCAACGATGTCCGTATACCCTTTGCCTTCTATTTGATTCACAAGGGTTCGGACACTCTGTTGGAATGCCTGTGGGTTGTGTAGGAGACTGGTCACGTCTTGGAAGTTGATTCCTTCCTCTGGCCAGTCTGGTACCGATTGTATTACCTGTTTAAGATTCATTCGTCGTCTGACTCTTCTGCTTCGACATCTGCACCGCACATAGGACAGTGCCTAGGCACCTCATCCTCATACGGGACACGAACAACACTCGTGATGTCGCAGATAGGACATTCAATTGTGTATTCAGTATCCATCATGCTACCTCTAGTTCTATATCCTCCCAGCCGAAATCGTCACCTTCCATACCTACGACTGAGTATTCGGTCACACGTTTCTCAAAGAAGTTGTCGTGTGATGCTCCATTTAGTACCCAATCCAACCAAGGGAGTGGGTTGTCCTTTTGCTTAAATTTTGGTTTTAGTCCCAACTGAAGTAGCCGACGATCGGCAATGTGTCGGATGTAATCCCTAACCTCTTGCTTGGTGATCCCCTGTACTTCGTTGCCGTCAAACGCAAGATCAATAAACTTGTCCTCTAGTTTGACTGCATTTCTTGCCATTTTATATATCTTCGACTTAAGTTCGTCGTTCACGATGCGAGGATGTTCCTCACAGAACTCACGGAACAACTTTGCATTACCTTGTACGTGGATGGTCTCATCACGAATAGACCACTCAACGATTGTTGCCATACCCTTCATCTTGCCGAACCTCTGGAAGTTCAGTAGCATGACAAACGATGCGAAGACAGACATGCCTTCGTTAAACACCGACTGTGCCAATGCAAGTGCCAGTCCAGTGTGAGAGTTCGTGTCACCCTCTTTCATAAAATCAATCTTGTCTGCCATTTCCTTATACTCTAGGAACTTGTGAAAGTCTTCGTCTGGCAGACCAAGTGTATCATTGAGAAGTGCGTACGCACGTTGGTGTACTGCTTCTCGTGCCGCAAACGATGACAACATGTTGCGGACTTCATTGTTCTTGAACTTTGGTATCAACAGTTCGTGGTAGTTCTCCCCTACCTGTACGTCCGACTGCGTGAATAGTCGTAGTACATGAGTAATAAACTCTTTTTCAGACACTGTCAGTTTGGTCTTCCAATCCTGTACGTCTTCTGATAGTTCTGCTTCGTCCTCAATCCAGTGGATTTCCTCGTGTTTCTTTGATAGTTCTACCGCCCAAGGATACTTGAACGGTTTATAGGTTTCCGATGTTTTTAGTAATGACATACTAATCCTTTATTTGAATTGTTTATTAACCCTCGCAGGCCCGACATTCGTCGCCACCGTCACTTGGTTCGTACTCCACTTCACCTTTTAGATGCATCATAAGATCTTCATAACCACCTATGTACTTGCCTTCCAGATAAATTTGAGGAACTGTCTTGACTTTCCGTCCGGTGACCTCTGCAGCCGACTTTCCAATCTCTTCAAGGTCGACGTAGTCATATTCGATGCCCCTTAAAGACAGTTCCTCTGCGGACATCTTACAATACGGACAATCTTTCTTGCCGTAGAGTATGGTTCGGTTGTCGTCTTCTAACGCAACCCTTTCTACCTTATCCGAAACAGTCTCTGCCCTTGACTTTGCTTCGGTACGTAGATAGTACAATCCCTTTAGACCCAATCTCCATGCGTTGAAGTGTACCTTGTTCACATATCGTTTTGGTGTCCCTGCAGGGAAGAACAGGTTAACCGACTGACCCTGACAGATATACTGCTGTCGGTCTGCGGCATGAGTGACCACCCAGTTCTGATCTAACTCTTGGGCAGTCTTAAATATTGCCTTCTCACCCTCGTTAAGGAACGGTAGGTGTTGAACCGATCCTTTCCGTGTAATGATGCTAGACCACGTAGATTCGTTATTGTACCCCTTTTCCTCTAACAACTTGGAGAGGTACGGGTTCTTAACTAAAAACGAACCAGCACGTGTTCTGTGCGTGTATGCGCATGCTTTGAGAGGTTCGATCGACGGTGATGTCGAAAGGATCACTCCGGATGAGGCATTCGGTGCGATAGCAAGTAAGTGTGCGTTTCGAGTGCCCCAGCCTTCTCCATCGGGATACTCACCCCGTTCTTCTGCCAGAGTTCTTGATTCTGCTTTTGCCTGTTCACTAATGTGTTCAAAAACGACTCGGTTAATTTCCCTTGCCTTATCTGACTCCCAAGCAACACCGTGTTTTTGTAGGAGTGAGTGGAATCCCATTGCTCCCAGTCCAATACTGCGTTCTCTCTCTGCCGAATAACGGGCCCTTGAAATACTATCGGGCGCATGGTCGATGAAGTATTGGAGAACGTTATCCAACATACGAACAAGATCACGCACGATATTAGTGTCTTTCCATTCGTCATAATATTCTAAGTTTAGTGATGACAAGCAACACACTGCAGTCCTCTCTGCAGAAGTAGGTAGGTGGATCTCATTACACAGATTAGATCCGTGTATCTTTAGTCCCTTCTCTTTTAATGGCATAGGAAGGGATCGGTTGGCAGTGTCGATAAAGTTCAGGTATGGTTCACCTGTACGGAAACGGATCTCAAGGATGCGTTCCCATAGTTTACGTGCATTCACAGTATCCTTTACCGCACCATCCTTTGGGTCACGCAAATCAAAGTCCGTGTTGTTCAAGACTGCCGCCATGAACTCATCGGTGAGGTTGATTGCGTTGTGTATGTTTAGTGCCTTACGTTGCACGTCACCCGTAGGAATACGGATGTTAATAAACTCGATAATGTCCGGATGTGAAATGTCCAGATATGCCGCATACGATCCCTTACGGGTTCGTCCCTGTCTGTATGCAATCATGTCTGCATCGACCGTGTGCAGGAAAGGAATCGGTCCTGGTGCTATGTCTGAGACGGTACGCACATCACGCCAGTGTCCACCGACACCACCACCCATGACAGACAACCAACGTAACTCAGAAGAGTGTTCGATCAACCCTTCGAGTGTATCTGGTACGTATGTAAGGAAGCACGAGATCGGAAGACCCTTTCCTTTGGTCTCCCCGTCACGTGGTGCATTGGATAATACAGGAGATGCATACATGAACCATTTCTTACTCACGTACTCGTAGAGACGTTGTGCAAGACCTTTATCAAGTTCCCCTTCGTAGTGTGCCCATGCCTTAGATGCTCTGGCATATGCTTCCTGTGGAGAAGTCTCCCCCTCCATCATATAGAAATCTTTCAGCATACCCACGGCATAGTCGGTCAGCAGATCATCCCGCGAGTATTGTATATCAAGTTTCATAAAATATCCGTCTTATTTCGAGTAGTCGTAGAAAGGTTCGTCCCTTTGATACTCGTAATTTTCAATCAGCATTTGTTTTCCTGTTTCCCAGAATTTCTTACAACACTCTGCTATGTATTTTTCCTGATCCTCGGCGTCAAAACGTCCCTCCCACATGAGATGGTTCTCAAAGGAGTCTTTGAAGTTTCGGACTAGGAATCGATCTGAGGATAGTTCTGACCCGTTGTATCCTTGCAAGGGGACATAGATCAAGTTGTCTTCGTTGTAAGACTGTAGGATTAGATCTGGGTCTTCATTATTTGTTTCAAGAATGACTATCTTGTAGTCATTGAAATCTATAATCTTCATCGGGTTTCCTCAAATTTCAATGTAGAATTATATAGTAATTTGAGGACTTTGTAAAGAGGGATTTTAAGGTTTTTTTGGAAGCAATCGTCTTAAAATTTCGACATTATCTTTACGTTTGTTCTTACGGTCACCCTTCTTACGAATGATGACTGTGTTCTGAACACCAGTGCTACTAACGTTGTTGGTGATTTCTTCTTCGAACTGCTTCAAAAATTCTTTATACGTCTTCATCTGCGTATCTCGTTTGCTGTAAACAGCACTCTCTTGCCTGACAACATGTGGGTGCCTTCATAGACAGAGATGCCCAAGATGTTGTGTACAAAATTATTTTCATGAATTCTGACTTTATCGTCTTTTTTGACTATAACGTCGGTGGTATCGGAGATGGTATCGTTTGCCATGCGATAGACACCCTGACCTAAGTGACCACTCTCCAGCACATACCACTTGGAATCTTCAAGTAGTACATCGAGCAAATCGATACCTGTTTCTGCATGGATCTTCTCTAGGTTACGATCGGACAAGTTGCCATGCTCTTTGATCAGTGCAAGTGCGGCCCCGTAACGTGCGACGACCGAAGATCCCCCTGGTGCCTTTGCCATGATTCTCTTTAGGTTGTACACCAGACGGTGAAACGACGTGTAGTGTTCACGATAGTTCTCACGATCGTCCATCGAGTCTGTAGTGAAATCCTTCCTCTTCTTACCTTCCTTGTCGATGATACCTGCCTTGTATGCAGGTGTATCCTCGAACGGAGTCACGAGTAGTTTCAAGAATCGAATTGTATAGACGACATCTGCCGCAGACTTCAGGATTCCCATCGAAGTTCTCTCAATTTGCTTATAACGTATTTATCCATTTTCACACCTGTAATCTCATCATTCTTGATCGCACGGAGAAATACGAGGAATGGCTTGATTGTTGACCACTGTTCGAGTGGGATCTTGTATGCCAACATCTCCACCCCTGCTTCATGACCAAACACATTAAAGAACACGATCAAGTGATTGAGGATCAGTCTCTCTGATAGTTCACCTGTTTGATGATATCTGTTGACCAACCTCTTGATGTACTTGAGTCTTTTCAGGTCGTCGAAGAATTCATCCCCGTCGATACAAGATGGGTTGTAATAGTTCTTTGCCGCATAGACTACAATGTTCTTACTATTTAACTTCATAATATGGATCGTGAAACTCTCTTAGTTTATACCCTAATGGGAACATATCCATGCTATTTAGTTTGATTACAAGAGGTTCGATCCAAGACAGATCCAACACACCGTTGCGAGTCACACTGTCTACGTCTTGCATGTACAGATAGGAGTAGCATGGATTTTCGTTCCTTACTCTCATATCTATCTTACCTTCATAGGACAGTTTCTTCAGTTCGTAGTATTGTAGTACATCCTCTCCGATCATCATATCCTTATCGTAGTGCATCATCTCTGCGGATTTCTTAGAGAAGAACACCAGACGATTCAAGGAATTCATTTTGTCACCGTAGCTGACCGCATACTCTTCTGAGATTTTTCGGGCAGTCAACCATGCTCTAGCAGTCTCTCGACGGATTCCGTCTCCCACCATGCGATCAATTTCATTTTCACTAACTTTGGGAGTATACCTGTGCGGACCCCTTTCTGTCAAGGAGTGAGTGTGGTGAGCATTGTTCTTAGGAGAGATGTAGAAGTGCTTTCTTTTGACGGTGAGGGAGTCTACCTGATTTCGAAACAAGTCAAAGAAGTCTTCTTGAGGAGTTTGTACTGCCAGTTGATTTGCTAGACATATCACGTCCGGTGTTTCACCTATACCATATGCTACTGTCCTGTATAGGTTTCTACCGTACGGTGTTATGATGTCGTCACCGTCTACGTGTACCATATAGTCGTAGTCACTGGCAAGGAAGAGTTTCAAAACGGAATTCTTTCCGGTGGACGGAGTACCATCGGAATCAGTGACGTAGTGTTCTATGTTGTTACGCGAACAAAACTCCGCAACCTCATCGACGTACTCTTTGTTGAGTGAGTTGATGACGACTACGGTCTCGTTTGTTTTTAAGAACGTGAATTGACGTTCCAGTGACCACAGAGGGCCACTGGTGAGAATGTAGTACCGAAACATACCTAGTTGGTATTATTACTGACCTTTGTTCGGTTCTTTTGCTTTCTTCTGTGACTTACCACCTGCAGCAAAAGTCTTCTTGATTGCGTCTTCTACGTTGTCTTCGATCTTCTTGTCAGACTTCTTGTGTTGCGCAATGACTTTCTTGTCGTGCTCAGATGAGTGATCGTCGTACTTCTCTGGAGCAAGTGCACCTTTCTTAGGATCAATAGCCTCTTCGATAGCAGACCACATCTCTAGGAATGATTGAGTTAGATCTACCTCGACGGATTCACGTTTGTACCAGTTCTCTTTACCACGGTAAGTGTCACCTGGTTCATGTCGATCCGTTCCACCAACTGCACGACCGTTCTGATTTTGGAAACTCACAGAATATCCTGCTTTGTACTTTGCGAAGAATTGGTCCTTGCCCATCTTACCACCCTTGTCACGATATCTTTTATAAGCATCGGTAGCAGACTTATCGTCGGCATCTCGGGACTTGAATTTCTTTGCCTGTGCATCTTTCTTATTTGCAATGTCTTGATTCTTCTTGAATCCCTTAGACTTCAATGCGTCTGAATGAGACATGCCTTTTGCTTTATTTCTGTCGTATGCTTTATCCGCACGATCAACTGCTTGGTCTGCTTTCGCATCTGCCGCAGCTGCCGCACGACGAATAAGACCAGTAGATAGTTCATCTACTTGCTTGGATTCTTTGGCAGGTTTCTTAGCATATTCGTTTGCAGGTTTCTTGCCACCGTCGATCGCATCGTCGGTTGCTTTACGTTTCTTGTGTAGATATTCGTCAGAAGAATCTACATCACCATCGTTGTCGATGTCCTTGTCCTTACGATCCTTGAACTTCTTGTCGTTCTCTGCATCGTCTACTGGGTCAAGTTTCTTTTCTGCTACATCGTGGTAACCTTTGTCATCGCAGTGATCACAACCTTTACCTTCGCACTTAGGACATTCTTCCTGTCCTTCTTTGTACGACTTCTTACCTGTACCACAAGATGATTCATCTAGTTCGGCACGGTCGGAGACCATTCCCAAATATGCCTCCATAATTTTATTAATATCTGACATCATAGTCTCCGTTAATATTATGCGTCAAAAAACATTTTGACGACTACACCAGCAAAGATTGTTGCGGTTAGAGTAATGATATACTGCATCACCTTAACAGTCTTGCCCTGTTCATTCACACTATCTTCGATGTCGTCCATTCTCTGAGAGAATCGGTTCATACGTTCAAAGTGTTGTGCGTTTGCCTTTTCTATGTTAATCAACTTCTCCTCTGCACGAGCTAGGTTGATCATTGCATCGGAAAGTTTGTCAATTTTATCCTCGATTCTTGCGAGGCGTTGTTCTTCACGTTGCACATGCTCATGTAGAATATCTTTGTCTGCCATTTCGATCAGTCCATTAGATGTGTTGATTATATAAGTCATCTATATGATCTAAAAGGATCCTTGTTTTGACTTACGGGTTGCTTCTATTTATAACGAATCAATTGTCTATTTTGGATCGATTACCATGCCCTACACGACCAGTACCGTGCTTTCCACTTCGGACCAGGGTTATCACAGTTGTGACGTGCCCTGAAACTTTTTCTACGAGCAGGGTTGTCTTTCTTGATCTCCATGTTCGGATCACCGAACGAGACCTTGACGACATTGCCCTTATCGTTTGTTGTATATACATAGAACTTCTTAGAACCACCACGTACAGGTTTGTTCAGAGTAACCTTCTTACCTTGATACTCTGCTTCGGTCAGTTCTAACTCTTCGTCGAGTGACGCACAATCGTCACAGCAACGTTCTTCTATGTACTGCTTAAACCTTTTCATGATTCCTTCTTGAAACTCGTCATCGTTGCACCCATATCACCAAGTGCAAGTGTCGCATCCTTACCACTGCGACTATACAGGAAGAACTTCATGCCACCTGGCTTGCCCTTCAACTGCATTGATACTTTGTCGACATTATACTTAGCACTGCGTGATTTACCTTTCACGACGAAGGTGTTGGTTGTGCCCTTGCGGATTGATGAGTCATAGGTGATCGTAACTTCGTCACCCTTCTTCAATTTGTCAAACTCAGCACGAGGTACTGTGACTGCCTCAGTCAGATCGACTGATTCTTCGACCGATTCGTTATACTTGCCCTTGCCTAGACGTGCAAGGATCTTTTTTGCCTTAGCACGATCGTGGAAAGTGTACTGACGGTTCTTGCCGTCCTTCTCATCCTTGACAATGTAACCTTTTGGTGTTACCTTTGTAATCTTTCCCATTCTCTTGGTGCCAGAACCATCATAGTAGTCTAACTCAAGACCGACACGTGCCTCACCTTTGGATTCTGTTCCCATACCAGCACGTGCAAGAGTGCGGTAGTTCTCATTGATGTCGGTAGACTCAACAACGGTTAGGTCTGATTTATTGCAAGACATAGTCTTACCGTCTACAGCAATAATGTAATCACCCTTACCTGCTGCACGAACGGTGCCGACTTTACCGTCAGATGTCTTAACCTTCTGTCCAATCTTGAGATGATCTTCGGTTAGACTCTCTCTCAAATTAAAAAAATCTTTCACTTCGACCGATTCATTTGCTTGTTGAAGTGCCGCTCGTACTGCCTTGTGTTTAGACAGACCTTTCTTCATTTTCTCAATCTCGCGAACAGCACCTGTCATATTACCACCCATTTTTTCGGCAGTCTTAATTGCTTTGATAAGCAGATTTCGGTTAGCAAGCTTGTTGTGAATTTCCATATCAGAAAGCTTTGCTTCGTCAACTTCGACCGACTCTTTTACAGGTTTGCCGTCTTTCTTTCCATACCGCTTACTGATTGCGGATTCTCTTAATTCAAAAAAATCTTTCACTTTAACTTCCTCTTGATGCTCCTCGAAATACCTTCGTTCCCGCAACTGGATTGACTGATTTGGTGTTACTACCCTTATTATTTAGTGGGTTGAAATTCAGTCCCCCGTAGTTATTGTCGGATGTCTGCTGTAGTCTTTGTTTCTTTGCGGCAGACATTTTCTTGTTACGTGGTTTCTTCGATCTGCTCATAACTGTCCTATGTGATGTACGTGTTGAGTTCGTACTTGCCACCACCCATACCATACACTTGGACAGCAAGCATCTTCTTAGGATTGTCCTTGAGTTTCAACGTGAAACTGTTAGTACGACCCTCACTTGGTTTCTTTGGTCCGGACGCAACCTTCGAATCGATGTCGTCCGGATCTACTGTGTAACCTTTTTTCTTTGCCCATGCGTATGCGTGTTGTAACGCACCTGAGTAGGACTTGTGGTAAAGGTCATAACCTGAACCTGATTTGGAACCCATCTTTGGTGGTTCCTGTTTCTTTGGTGTTGCCTTGCGTTGACCACGGTAGTATGCTTCGTCTACCGACTCAAGTGACATCACCTGATTTGCTTTCTTAGCAATTGCTATCGCTGCCTGTTGTGCAGGATTCTTTGCCTCATCCACCTCTGCCTGAATATAGAACTTTTTAAGGTCACGATTTAGTGCAGGTAGCATTGCCTTCTTCAGGAGATTAAATCCCTCTCCTTTGTCGGTGGTGAATGCGTGTTTGATAACACCTTTTTTGATATATGCGTCAAGTATTTTATTTACATCATCTTCTTTTTTACCAAGGTGGTCCATGCGAACATGGACCTCCGTTGATTCAACTGCATATCCCATCTTCTTCAGATCATCCTTGCTGTAAGATGGTGGTGGTTTACTGAAAAAGTCAGACGACTTCTTAATCTTGTCTAGTCTCTTCTGAGACCCAAGACCATGTTTCGACGCACGAGCGGAAAGACGGTCTTGTGCAGACCGCCTTGCTTCTCTTATTTCAGTAAACTTTTTCATTACGATACCTTAGTTAGAACCGCATTTCTCATCTCACCTACTCCACCGCTGTTCTGTGATACTAGGTGCATGTATGCTTTAGTCAATCCTGCTGGTTGAGTCCACGATAATGTTTGAGACTGATACCCACCATTTGTATAGGTACTTGCCATCAAGAACGAGGCATCAGCTGTTCTATGAACTTCCACACCTGTAGGGCCTGTTCCAGACGCAAGTTTGACTTCAAATGTTAGTTCATAGGATTCGCCTGGTACCATGTTAATGATTTCATAATACGCAACAGAAGTATTTACGTCATTACGTCTCCACCAGAACTCTGTGTTTATACCGCCGCCTGGATTTGCTATTAATTCGTTACTTCCAATAACCGTCCAGTCGTCAATAGTCATATCTGCAACGGTTGCCGGAGGTGGCGGTGGTGGAGCGACGTATGCTGGCATTTCTAATATAGGTTGCTCTGTCTCTGATTCCCAAAGAGGAGTATCTAAATCAGATATGTTGTAAACAAAGAATTTTGTAGTACCGCCTTGGTTGGCAAGATTTCTATGAAATGATATTCTGTTAGAACCATCTTTAAAGAGTTGAGGATATGTACCATACTGTTCCGCATACATATTTCCTGTCTTTATAGTAGGGTTCGACAAGTTGGTTAGTGGATATATGAAAAGTCTACCGTTTTCATGTAAATTAGAACCAGAATAGTTACCTTCACTTACTGCTAAGTGTGTGCTATTCAGGTCTATAGCTCTACCGTATTCGTCACCATATCCACCTCCAGTTAACTTTGTTGGAGTTGCAGAAAGATCCTGCGCATCGAACAAATATACTGCTCCGGTTTGAGGTTGATATCCTGACGATGAATCCGCACCATGTGCACCAATAGCAACATGAGTGTCAGTCACTCTTATTTCACTTCCGAACTTATCTCCGTACTCTGTATCTGTACCATATAGAGATGTTTCATATTGTTCTGTGGAAAGATTCCACACATGAACCTTTCCTGATTCTGAATTTACACCCGATGCTTGAACACCACCTGTTTGATTTATTCTTGCGTATTGACTACCAATGAACAAATGAGTAGAGTTACATGCCAAATCAGAACCAAACCCACCAGCAGATACTTCAGATGCTGGCGCACTAATTGTAGTAGGTGCCGCAGATAGGTCAGATAAATCATAAGCATATACTGGATTTTGTCCAACAAATATCTTATCGGCAGTCATACACATACTCTGACCCGTATTACTATGACCGGAAGGTGTGGTTATCTCTGTAGGTGCGGCAGTAAGGTCTTGCGTGTCGTAAATAAAAACTTTACGTTCTATTTGATCGCTAACTGCAAGGTAGTTTCCGTTTGGATCTGATACCACATTAGTGCCAAAATAAGGGCTAGTGTTGGTGATGGTTGTAGGATCTGCATCGATATCAATTACAGATCGCAAGTAGATTGGTCTAGGGTACCCACCAAGACTCCTTGTAATCCATTTTGCTACTGGTGGTCCTACGTATGGTGGGTTGTCTGCGTCAACACCGGCAATTACTTGACCCGCCTGAAACACAGCACCCGCTAAAATTTGATTTGCCATTTTTGTTAAAAACCTCTATTTGAGTTTTATGCTAAGTCTTTGTCGTGGTTCAGGTTACCTTTCTTCTTCTTAACGATGAAAGCATTAACCCTTGCCATTCCCCATTGTTGCGGAGTAGTACCAGGTCGATGACCCGTCTTCCATGCCGCAACACCTCTATTATAAACCTTGCGAAGGGTGTCTGGTGAGATACCTGACTTCTTCGCCTTCGCTGCGATACCATCTGGACCTTCATCCAGATCTAAACTGTCGTAAACAGAATATCGTTTCTCTTGAAGATACTGCTTAAAAGAAATCATGCCAATTTCCTTATCATACCTGCGAGTGCTTTAGTATCCATATCGAGATTAAACTTACGGATGGTATTCGCCGCATGGTATTCTATCGAACGTTTGTCACCAGACTTCTCAAGTTCTTTCTTGATGTGCTTGGCAACCTTCGTATATTTATCACGATGAACAGATTTAGCATCTAACTTATTCATTAGATCAGTAACCCAGTTCTCTAAGATGTCAGTGCTTTCTGGTACACAATCTGGTACCATCTTATCACCCTTCTTTTTCATGCCCACTTGCTTGTACCCATCCCAGCAATCTTCGTCATACATGTCCTTGAACGACTTAGTGTATTTGGATGGTTTAGTCTTTGCAGTCTTGTCTCCTGGTGCAGGTTTGTAAGCAGAGTCATCGTCGTCTGCCTTCTTACCGTGCTTCTTAAAATGCGCATCACGTTTAACCTTGGTAGACTTCTTCAGTCCAGCATGGTAACGAGCAGGTTGTGTGCCTTCACGGTCTTTGATGTCTGGATCTTGTGCTTCGACAATCTCGACTGAGTCTAACCACTTGCGCATTTTCTTACCATCGTTTGTTTCTACGATAACGTAGTTAGCACCTAGAACGGATACAGTGGCCACCTCATCACTTTCCTTGATGACTACTGTATCCCCTACCTCAAACAGAGCACCCGCAACATACTGTTCACGAGTCTCAGATACGGGTTTGAGTTCTAGGTGATTACGGAATTCCAATGCTTCTTTGAGTCCCATACCTTTACGTACATCATTGAAGAGTTTGCGAGTCTCTTTGTCTGACATAGACTTAGGTACACCCTGAGAAAATGAGACGAAGTCATTCTTCGATGCATTCTCACGTTGCTTTGAAGCAGACATACCTTCTACACCTGTAGCATCCGGATCTCTCTTACCTGCGGATACTATCTTGATCGATTTGAAATTGTAGAAACCGTGTCTTGCCTTTTGCCCGTTGTACTTGTTCAACAGGACTTCGAATTCTGTAATGCGGTCTTCTCCCACAACCATCGTTACAGATCTGTAACCTTGGTCATAGAGAACCACCATTGCGTTGATTGCGGTCTTTACCGACTTATCAACAACGATATTCCGTGCATGTTTCGGAAACATCTTACGGGTATGTTTGATTTTATCAGTGTACGATAGAGGATTCTTTTTTGCGTCTTGGGACTGTGATACAAAGACTTTGTAATCGGACTTTCCCGACTTAACCGCAAGTGCGTCCATGACCTTACCGTGACCTACGGTAGGCGGATTCATACGACCAAACGTGAAGTAGACCTCACGTTCCTCTTCGATTAGATACTGACTGAAATTCTTAATCACTTCTTGTCGTCACCCTTGTTGCGATTTCTCTTACGTTCGACTTCTTGCTTACGAACGGTCTTAATGAGTTTCTTCGACTGACGATCAATACGTGCTTGCATTTGAGGACTGGACAGTCTCTTCTCTAGTCCTTTCTTACGGGCAACAGAGAGTTCGTCCTTTGGCATGTCCTTTACAAGTTTTGCAGCCATGGCATTACGTGCCTGACGACGTGCTCTCTTCTTAAGAGTATCCATGTCTGCGAATTTTCTTTCGGCACGTTTACGTGCCATTTTAATTTTTGCTTTATTCTTTTTCATTCTCTGAGCAAGTTTTCGACGTTGTTGTGCGTCGAGTGCTTCAGAGACAAAATTCTTAAACGACAGCATTGCTGTTAACCTCTAATTGGTTTATCCCATGTCATCTACGAGGTGAGTCCCACCCCTTTAATATATCAGATGAAAAGTTGTTGTATGAGAACTCCATACGATCAACCAGTTTCACCGCATCACCACCAAGTGTATCAATTGCCACATATCCCTCTTCACCCGTTACCTTGTAACCGTCGGTGGTTTTAACGAAGGTGTCAATTGACTTAAGTTTGTCCAAACTATTTATAAGTTTTAATTTGGCAAGAACGATGAGTCGTTGTAACTCGAACATCTTCTCCAGATTAGCACGATTAGTGGCAGAGAAAAAGTCCATCTCATCCTTCATTTTAGCAGTCCATGTGTCCTTACCACGTTGAGACTTCTTACTATCTATCTCTTTTTTATAGTATGCCTGACGGTGTGCTATGAGACCTGCAACATGCTTCTTCGAATTCGGGATCAATGTTCCCTTGCGAACATAGGAGTTGTTGTATGTCTCGATCGCACCAGCAAACTTAGGATTGTCTGCGACTGCTTTGAGAGTGGTTGATGCTGTTTGATTGAACAGACGACCGATCTGTGTGAGGATGCTGTTCACCTCGTTGGTCTCTCTTTCTGACATGGTTGCCTTTGTAAGATCACGAAGCATTGCGTCCTGTGACCACACGTTTCGAGAACGTCTGAACTGAGATACGTCCACACCGTACGATGCCTTCATGTTTTCAAAAGAATCTCCGGTGTAGGTTGTGTGCCATACGATACCGATCTTTGCCGCACGTAGGTCTGCGGCCTGCTCCCACGGTACTGCGTATGCAATAGTGTTCGGATGGAAAACGACATACTTCTTACCGTCGATCTTCTTACCCTGTAGATCCGCACGACTGAATAGAAAGTCTCCCTGAACAACACCCTTGATGTTTAGTTCTGGCAGATACTTGAGTGCGTCTTTAAGTTTGGCATTCAGATCACCCGACGTGTCTGCATCGATGTCTGCGTCTGACTTGTAGACCTTTGGGTTCTTGTTGAAGATCCCCTTCTTGGCAACGAAGAACTGACCATCACGTGGGTCTTCACCACAGAAGATAGCAGGAGCACCGTCCCACTTGACGGATACATTACCAGTGCTCTTACCTGCCAACATATCACGCAGACCACGTAGTGCATTGATTGCCTCACGAGTTCCATCGACACCCCCATAGAGAACCTTGTCCTCGATGTGGGTCATGTGAGTGTTCTTCTGCTCAGTGATAAAGTCTAAGAAGTCCATTACAGTCTCCAAGTGATTCTAGGATCTCTCTTCATTCTAGGTTTGATGCCTGTCAGTCTGGACAATGCACTGAAACTCTTAGAGATGATACGTTTGACCTTTGCCCAAATTTTCTTAACGACCGAAGAGAACACTCTCTTAATGCCTCTTCCGATTCGTCCCATTAATCCTTCCTGCAGCACATCGGTCTCTAGGATCTCTTCCTCTAATGCCTCTGTGACCAGTTGATCGTACTCTGCCATTGCAGAGTCACTTAGCATATCAGCACCTTTACCTACACCCACTCGCATGTTGGAGTACGGTGTAGAACTCGATCCTGCCTTCTTGAAGTTGATCTGGAAATTGACGTTCTTAGCATACACAGAAATTAACTTGTCGTCAATTGGTTTGTATGATGCCTTACCTGTATCTGGATCAAATACCATGATGTGAGACGCAACTGCTTTCTGGTCATCGAACTTGTTTTGTCCGGTCATCGATTCCTTAACGAGTGCCTTCTTTGCTTCCGTGCTTTCGAAGATAGATCGAACTGCGTCTTGCATTCCAGAGTGACTCGCAATAGTTTCTCCCACTGCCTTTGTGATCTCGTTCTTTATACCGGCCTTGATGTCTCTCTTGATATCAGTAGTACTTTGACCTTTCTGCAATTTGATCTTGGTGAACTTGGTTTCAATGTCACCCTCTAAGGTTCTCCAAGTCTTCTCGAACTCAGCAGTCTTCATTCGATCCGGTAATTCTTCCCAAACGAATGCCAGTGTTGCCAGAGACTCTGCCGCACCACCAGACATCAACTGAGATCCCCCTGCCTTTTTCAAGGAAATTCGTTGATCACCGATGTACATGTCAGTCTTAGGTGTTCGTGTAGGTGCCGGTGCAGACTTGCCTGTCGTATCAACAAAATACTTGTCCCAAGCATCGGTCAGTTTAGTCGAACCTGATCCGAAGTGCTCCATTACTCCGGTAGGACTTCGGAATGCACTGTCAACAAGTTGGAATCCGGTTTCCAGTGCTCCGTCCATCTTGCTCTTATATGATCCAGTGACTCCGGCAAGTTCCTTTGCCTCCTCTAGGTCAACACCCTTTGATCGCATGTTGTAGCACACACAGATCACAACTTCCCATTCGTCACCCTTGATGTCACCACCCGATGAGTTGATAGAACCTTGACCCAAGTCAAGCATACGTGCTGGTGGTTTCTTGTCGAAGTTGTCTGCTTTGTATTGATCCAGATCGAATGCTTTGATTCGAACCTTGACACCCCCTGTACCACGATTGAGTGCTAGTGGGTACTCTACGTTAGGGTATTCTTTCTTTAGATGGTTAAATAATTTAAGTGCTTTGTCATTACCGATGGCCGCATCGAACCCGTCAAGATCCTTTTCGTCCTTAACACCGAAATCATATCCTTCAGATATAAACTGCCTGAATTTTTTCTGCATTTTCACTCACCTTATGCTGGATAGTACTATTTATATGATATCTCATAGATAGGTTCCACAAAGTTGAGTTTCATGTTATCGACGATGCCGTGCTGTTGATCCTTTACACCTGACGGTCGTCTGCTCATCTTCATACCATACATTCTAGGAATGTCGTACCTTTCTCGCATATCATCCTCTAACCTGTATCGTTTGTTCTTGACTACAGGGTCAACTATATTGACGAGGACAGTGTCGCAGAAAGTTAGCAGACTGTCAAGCACTGGGAAGTAAAAAGATTCTCTCCACCGTTCATATTCTCCATACCGTTTCCAAGACTGGTTATCTTCACCCTTCTGTCCTGCAGCATATCGTTCAATACCGAAATAGGGTGGAGATGTGAACATGAGATCGTATCGATCTTCGACGATGTTGTCCCAGTCCATATCTTCGGCCGGTGAGTTATAGATGCGTACTCGTTTGTTACCCTTCACCTCGAACCAATCACCGTGGTCTTCGAAGGTGACATCAACAGGAAACAAAGGAGACTGTAAGAGTTCTTCGTAAGCAAGACACTGCTGTTTGTAGATCTCGTACGACTGTGGGTTAGGATCACATCCTAAGAAGTCTTCGGTGCATGCGGAAGTATAGAACCCAGCAAGACGATCACCCCACCCACAGGAGATGTCCACAACCCGTGAAGCATTGTGCTTCTCGTAGATTGTTTTAGCAACAAGTGGTTTAAACTGAGTTGCGACGTATCCAGCAAGTCGGAACGCACCACGATACTTGTCTTCATCGATATCGTAGTCTGCATTCTTGTACTTCCTCCAGAAATACATGATCAGAGATCTGAACTCCTTACTCATGGGATCCTTCCATATCTCTGCGTTTGATCTCTTGGAGTGCCAACCACACGTGTAACGATTGTCACACTGGAAATGGTTACTGACATTATTCCACACATGAGATGCCGCAACCATATATTCAACGTCCACAACCTCATCGAACTTATTGCGAACAGATCCCTTCTCAAAGTCTGTCTGTATTGCTTTGTTAGTGTCAGACGCAGACAGACCCTCGAATGCCTTGACCATCTCGGCTGTAGTAGGTCTCTTGATGGGGATTGGTGGTTTGTGAGTATTGATATAGTCACGGATTGCGGGGAAGATAGTGTTGAACCCAGGATGAATCTCATCACCAGATGCAAACTGTGCTTTAAGTGCTTCCCACTCTTGGAAGGTGAAGCAAGGAACGTTATATTCGTTCTGAGATGCTTCTTCGATGATCTGATTGATATCAGACTTGTTCGTCATTGTACTGCTGGATGGTTTCTCGTAAAGGTCTGACCCAATTGTCTCTATGTTCAATGAAGATTTGTGGTTCATGATTATCTACCGATATGATGGTTACTAATTGTGTAATGGGTTGTCCGGTTCGTTCTTCCCACATTATAGCATATGCAGACTCCTGCATAAAGTAATTTTTGATCCAATCTACCCGTTTGGGTTTCATTGAAGTCTTGAAATCAATAATAGAAACCCTACCGTCAAACTCAGCAACGCAATCGACGCGACCAGCAACACCCAGATGCGTCGAGTAGAGAGGGGCCTCTTGTGCATAAACTCTGCCAATACGAGCATCAAGAATGGGCTTAAGATCACCAAAGCTACTAATAATGTCTGGAGTATATCCATCTTTAAAATTCTCTTCATTGTTGATGTACTTCTCAACGATCTCGTGTACTCTGGTACCACGAGACGAAGCACGATGAGAGATGCGGTTTGCCTCTTCATTGCCGACTCGTTTTCTCCATGCGGCAATTGAATCACGGGACAGTATAGACAAGACTGTCGTGATAGAGGGCAGACTAGCACCTTCGGGGGTTTGATAATGACGACCACTGCTTTCAGTGACAGTGTTCATCTCCAATAATTTCACGGGTACATGTTCAAACATAAGACAATATTACCATAATATAACGGGGTTTGTCAACCCCTAAAAGAAAGAAAAGAATCCTCACTGGCACGGGACATGGAATGACACTTTATGTATGAAGCCGAATCTTTATTTACTGCTTGGCATTTCTACATGCACGGATTGAGAGATCGCAGTGTTAAATAAGTTCTAGGTCTTCGTGTCTTGTCAACCGTACCAGTGAGGAAACTGGTGGAGCGAGAGGGAATCGAACCCACGACCTTCTGGATGCAAACCAGACGCTCTCCCTACTGAGCTACCGCCCCCATATCGGGTATTTATACTTTAGTCACACCCAAGTTCCTGACGTGATACCTCATCGTTGTTGACGGGGCAATTGCCACTTGGTAATGACTCCGGTACGTACCGCATTAGATTAGCATCTCGTAGACCGTTCTCAAGGAAGTCCACAAGGTTAGCAACCTCTTCGTCCGTCAGATCTAATGGAGTGAACCTATAGTCTAGGTCACCGATTTCAACCTGGGGGTGTTGCGGTACAGCATCGATCTTGTATCGTACAACATCTTCAACGGATGCGAACGATGCACCATGACCGAATACAGTTGTATCTATAAGGTTGTAAAGTGGTGGTACCTTGAACCTAAACTTGTCCAGTGTATCTCCAGTGAATCCTCCACGTCCCTCACGTGTTGCTTCATTCACTTCACCAATTGTTTCTTCCCAGATGTCGAGATCATGGAAACCCAACGTCATGAAGATGTCGTCTGCCATTGCACCCTTGGGTGATGATAGTGCGGCACCATTGTGACACGTGTGACAGTTGCCCTTACCAAAGAACACTTCCGCACCAGCAACCTGAGTCTCAGTCATCGCAGTCTCATCTCCACGGAGATAGTCTTGGAATGGTGCTTCGTTGGATAGGACGGTTCGTTCGAATGCGGCAATCGCAAGTGCGGCTGCTTCCAACATGTCGTCGGGTTCTGCGACACCGTATGCGTCCTCAAACATCTGACGATACGTCTCGTTGGTGCGTAGTAGTGAATTGGGATTGTTCGTTTCCATACGGTGAACACCAAGACCTGCGACTGCCTGCGTCTCTAGTCCGGACAGGTTACGTAGGTTTGCTTCCTTCGGTGTACCTTCTGTGAAGTGACGGTCGGGGTCGATTCCGATATTGACAACACCACCAATCTGATTACCGAACTGACCATTCCAGAGCATCACCTCTTGGAACGCAGTGTTTAGAACTGTAGGAGATGTCACGGGTTGGACATCAACGTCTGCAAGGTCTACACCTTCCATGACCATGCGGTGATCGAAACCGATACCACCTTCACCGATACCCTGACGAATACCAGACTTGAATCCGTTCTGCGCATTGTGACATGACGCACACGAGAACGTACCTTCACTAGACTCGATGTCACCTTCAGTGATACCAGTCTCATGATAGATCAACTTACCCAGTGCGACCTTCTCTGCGGTGATCTCATTGCTGGGATCCTGCGGAATGTTGTCGAAGTCATCACTTGCGGGTAGGATGTATGCCTCGTATGAACCCGTAGGTGACGTAGAGTCAAGTAACGTGAGTAGATTATCACGTGCCTCGACTGCTGGGTCAACGGGGGTCGTTACGGGTGTGGATGTGACAGGATCTGTCACGACGGGTGGTGGGGTGTCAGAACCTCCACCAGAACACGCACTCAAAAGTGCAGTAGATACCGCTATAGTTAGTAAGCGTTGCATAATATAAGAGTCCTCTCAATACTCTATTTCAAGTTTCGAGAAGAAGTATACTACATTATGCTAGGGGTTGTCAAGACTTTTATTTGCCTTTAACGCGTTTAGTTGCTTGCTTCTCTACTTCGATCCAACGTTTTGCTTTAGAACCGTGTTCACCATCGGTGAACTTCCTTGCGTCACGATATGCTCGTAGAGTCTCTGCTTTATAATCTTTACCTTCAGAGTTGTCGACAACTAGGAATTTGCTCTTACCAAACATTTGTTGGAAAGCACCGACGTTAGACTGAACAAGTTTCCAATACTTGGTTGCTTCCTTTTCACCGATCGTTCTTGAACGCATCGCATCACGTTTGATCGCAGTGTCAAGGTCAGTGTTAACAAAGATCATCGCAGTGTCGTAACCGATCTCTTTCAGTTTCTTTGCTTGTACCTTGATCTTCTCTGGGTCTTTACCTGTACCGTCAATGACTAGACCTAGACGACCCTTGATAAATCGTTCCTCTTTCTTACCCGTAAGTTTCTTTGCCTTACCACGGATCTCCTGACCCTTCGGTGAGAAGATGTTGTCGGAACTCATCTCCATACCTGCCTTCTTCATGGCAGCCTCGAAAGCGTCGTCGGAGTTGACGACCTTGTAACCCATAGAGGTCAGACCAGTTTTACCAACGATGAATGACTTACCGGAACCCGGTCCACCAGCAAGAAAGATTGCCTTGAAGATTGCTGGATCGTTGACACCTTCGTCTAAGAATGTTTTAAAAGATTTCATTGTACTACAGTCGGTTGATGATAGATGTATTTATTTATACAAATAAAGTTGGCCGAAGGGGTGGGATTCGAACCCACGGACGGTTTCCCGTCGACGGTTTTCAAGACCGTTGGTTTCGACCACTCACCCACCCTTCGGATTTCGATAAAACTTCCGTGACACAGAGTCCCACTCTTGTGGACTTGCTTCATCAATAGACTGTCTTGGTTTCGGATCTGCAAGATCCGTTGTGTCCGGTTCACGCAACTGGTTAGGGTGCTCTGGTGGAGTCAACCTATCAGTTGCTTCTTTCAGTGCCTCGAAGCACTGACTCAATTCTCGAATGCTCTGTTGCATTCTTTCTAACTCTCTAATAAAACTCATACTATCCTCACTGTATGGCACGGGTGATAGGAGTCGAACCTATGACCTTCGGTTTCGTAGACCGACGCTCTATCCATCTGAGCTACACCCGCACAGTTCTCCTGCC